ACCGTGCGGGAGCTTGTCAGGCACGGCTGTCCTCCAGTTGCTCCCGTACGGCCTTCTCCACCTCGTCAGGGAGACGCCAGAGGCCGAGCGCGCCCTTGCAGGGGACGGCCTCAGGGAGCGGGCAGATACCCCTCAGCACGACGTGGCACTGGCCGGCGATGGCCCACGGTGAGCAGAACGTAGGCAGCGCGAACCGGTGCGCGGGGGGCTGCTGGCAGCGCTCTGACGGGTGGCAGCCAGCGACGTGCGCCAGGGCCACCACGGCACCGAACGGCATCAGGGTGGTCCTGCGGCCAAGGGTGACATCGGAGGCCGGGAGGCCGGGCCAGTCCGGCACGCTGGCCCGCAGCCACCGCTTCCACTGCTGGCGCATCAGCGGGCTCTGGCCGCCGGCCGGGTCCCACCGCGACCGCGCTCCGGCGTGCAGCCAGACCGGCCCTCTGTACCGCACCGCCCAGGAGCGGTTCTCGACCGGCTTGCCGCCGTGCACGATGGCCCAGCACCAGGGCTGGCGAACAGTCAGGACCGGCCAGTGCTCAGCCATCGCTGCTCTCCCCCACCCCGGTAGCCCGCATCCCGGCCAGCACCTCACCGAACGGAAGGCCGGACCTCTTGGTGATGCGTTCCAGCGAGCCGGGGAATTCGACGCCATCGCCGGTGAACAGGACAGCCACGGCATCCTCTGGCCGGCCGGGTGGCCGCCAGAGCCTTCCGTGCAGCCCAGGCCGGTCAGGCTCCCAGCCGCGATTCAGCATCCACGATTCAGCCTGAGCCACCGATGGCAGCGGGCCGGGCGCGTTCCCGCGTCGCAGTTCCTGGCAGTCGTCCGGGTGCTGGATCAGGCCCTCGGTGAGCGGTGAACGGCAGCCGGGACAGGTCCAGGTGCCGTCCGGGTACCCGCCGTCGAGGATCAGGCGCTGCGTGATCACTGGGCGGTCACCTGATCTGGGGTGGCCTCGCTCATCACTGGAACCCCTCAATGAACTTCCGCAGCTCACCCGGCGCATCCAGGCGGCCGGACATGGCGAGCAGCATCATCAGTTCCATGCCGCTGTGATCCTTGGTCTCCGGATGCTTGTTCAGGTCGGAACCCAGCGAGGCCATCGCCTGGGCCACGTCGCCCTGGTCGGCGTACTCAAGGGCGCGGTCCTTGGCCCACTTCAGGTGCTCAGCTCTCGTCTGTGCCATCACTGCTCTCCTCGCTGCTGCTCTTGCCCTCACAGGTGACCTTCCCCGGGTCGGTGGACACCCGGATGGGCTCCCGTATCTCGCCCGCATCCCTGCCACAGCAGGGGAGGGTCATGATGCCGATGGCGGGGCACTGGTGGACGGTCAGGGCCCCGGTGACGCGATCGGCAAAGTAGGACAGTGGCAGCGCGCCCGCTGGCTCCCCCAGGGCGGCGGCGAGGATGCGGCGGGCCGCGTTCATCTCGTCCCGCTGCCGGTCCGCGACCGCGATGCGCTTCCGCAGTTCCTCCACGAGGTCCCGCAGCCGCTGGGTCTCCCCCGCCGCGTCGGTGACCGCCAGCCGGGCCCGTGCCTCGGCGTCCCGGACTATCGGCACAGCCAGGTCCTCGGCGCGGCGCTGGATGTACCCGTCCAGGTCGCCGAGCATCGCGCGGAGGTGCTGGAGGCGCAGGGTTACCTCGTCGGCCGGAGGCTGGGGGTCGGTGGTCACCGGGGATCACCTGCCCACTCCACCCAGACCGCATAGGCAGCCGGCCGGACTCGCGCTGGGTCCATCTCCCAACGTGCGGGGTGGAGCACTGGCCCGCGCTTGCCGTGACAAGCGGGGCACATCGGCGCACGGCCGCCGAAATACCAGCGGTCAAGCCCCTCGCCGCACAGTGCGCAGTAGACCGGGTACCGGCCCGCCCGGTCATAGCGCAAACGGAGGGCGGTGGCCCGTCCGGCGGCTGTGACGCGCCACGAGCGCCAGCGGCGGCCCGATGTCTTGTGCCAGTACCGCTCGGCCAGCCCGCGCCGCTCCAGCGACGGCAGCGACCGCTCCACGCTGGCGGTGACGCCATAGAAGGCCGCGATAGCCAGCCGGCGCTCCTGGTCCTCAGTGAGCGCGCGGCCGGTGCGCGTGACCACGATCGACTCAGCCACGGCCAGCCTCCAGCCTGTCCCGCAGTTCCCGGTACTGGCTGGCCCGGTCCAGGTGGTCACGCTGGCAAGCGCAAGGCCCCTCCCCTGTCTCGGTGCAGTCCGTGCACCAGCGGGAGGCACGCTCGGTCCGGTCCTCCGCAGCCTCGTCCAGGGCGGCGAGAACGAGAGCGTCATCGTCGCTGCTCTCGCTGTAGCGGCGGACGGCGGTGAGCCAGTCCCGCTGGACGGTGGACCACAGGCCCTCGATCCTGACGGTCACGTAGAGATCGGGCCGGTTCACATGCAGGTGCCACTGCTCGACCGGCGAAAGGTGGCCGCTGTGGAGCACGGCGTCCCCTTCGCGCACCTCGTCCCAGCGGATGATCTGATCGGCTATGGCGCTCGGCGGGCAGGTGCGGGTGGCGGCGGCGGTCTCGGTGGTGGCGGTCATCGGTCATCTTCCTTCTCATCGCGGCGCGGTGAGTCCATGTCCCTGACCGCGGCAGCCGCACGCGCCAGGTGGGTCATGATCTGGGCTGCGTCGGCGGCGGCGTCCCACAGCCCCGAGGTGGCCTGGTCCAGGGCGTACCGGGCCGGGCCGGAGCCATCGCCTGCCTTCCCGTCCCGGGCCGCCTCGTAGCCGGCGGTGAGCTTCCGGGCGATCTGGTCCAGGACGTGCTGTGTCCGCTGGGCGGCCAGGTGCAGGTCCGCGATCACCGCGCCAGCCGCAGCCGGGTCGCCGAGTACGTCCCCCGGGTCGCCGTCCGTGAGAGCGGCGAGGACGCGGACCGCCTCGGGGATCGCGGCGGCGGCAGTCCGGGCATCCGGGGAGCGGGCCGGGGCAGGCATGTCAGCCTTCCTCGATACGCCTGAGCACCGGGCCGGTGATGGCGTTCAGGCCACGGACGAGGATGGCCACGGCCTGCCGGGCGGCCTCCTCGACGACATGGCCCCTGGCCCAGGACTCGGCAGGAAGCGGCAAGGCGGCCTGGGCGACCGGCATGGAGAAGCACAGCCGCGCGCTGGGCAGCAGGAACTGGTGCCTGATCACGTCCTCGCCGCTGGGCTCGGTGAACACCTCGCGGTCGCTGAGGAAGCTGTGTTCGGACGGCCAGTCGTACCACGCCGTGAGCTTCAGGAGCGCCGAAGGCCAGCCGGTGATCAGGCTGACGTCGGCGGCCAGTGATCCGTCCCACTCGTTCCGGACGATCTGCGCCGAGAGGATGCGGGGATGGCGGCGGACGTAGCCCGGGGCCATCACGGGGCCGGTTGCGGTGCGCCACGCCGTGCAGGCGAACGGCACCGTGCCGTCGTCCCAGGTGCCATCCCAGGCCTCGGCGAAGGCGCTCATCCGGTCCCGGACGTAGGAGCCGTAGCGGCTCACCCCGTCGTCGGAGTGGTCCTGGTCGTACTCGGTGTCGATTTCAAAGGCGTCCATGATCAGCCCTCCTGCTCGGTGAAGGTCTTGGCTACCTCGGCCAGCGCCTCGATCTGCTCAACGGTGAGCAAGAGCCGGGCAGCGGAACTCACCTCAACGCCCACGTTTTCGAGGTGGAACAGGGCGGTCTTCAGACGTTCAGTGCGGGCGAGTTGCTCCGGCGTCCGCACGTAGAACTCATTGCTCCCGCGCTGGCAGCCGCTCTCCATGTCGAACACGATCTCGCCTGTGCGGCGCGTCTCCGTGCCGTCAACCGTCCAGATGTACTCGTAGGTGGCGGTGGCGTACTTCTTGCCGGTCCTGATCACTGTCCCGCGATAGCCCTCGGCCGAGAGTCTCCACTGCGGCTGCCTGCGGAGGGTGTGGCGAGTCGGCAGCACCCGGACCTCGTCGCCTACCTTGATGTCAGTCATCCCTCAGCGCTCCCCCGGGTCGTAGTCGGCACGCTCGGCCGCATAGGCAAGGTCCGCATCCGGGTCCGCCCCGTCCAGCACGACCGGCACCCCGGCTGTCAGGACCAGGGGCACGTCGACCTCCTGGCCGGAAAGGATGGCGCGGATCTGCTCAGTGCGCTCGCGGACTTCGGCGGCAGGGTCCTGGGCCTCAGGCGTGGCGGCGAGGAGGATGTCGTTCGCGGCCATGGCCATCACCCGCACTGCCTCTCGCCCAGCACGCGGCCGGTGAACTCCATGGGGGACTCGCCGGGACGTCGGCAGGCGTGCTCGTAAGGGACCTCGCCGTGGCGGTCGCAGGTCATGGTGCCCGGGATGCTCTCGGCCCACCAGGTGCGCTTGCCCGTCTCCGGGTGCCGCTCGATCCCGGCCACCTTGTGCCCGTCGTCAGGTGCGGGCGGGACCGGGCCATCGCCTGAGCAGATCAGCAGCGAGCGCCAGCCCTGCCGGAACCGCATCTCGGTGTGCGCGGGCAGGTCGCTGGTCACGAACCGGCCGAAGCTGGACACGCCCTTGGGGTTCACGCCACGGAAGCGGTAGGTCGGCGTCATCGGTCAGCCCTCCTCGATGCCGAGCAGTTCAAAGGCCCGCGCGCTAATCAGCGGCTCCAGCGAGCAGCACTGGCAGGCAGGGTCAGGGCAGCAGCCGCCGGGGTGCTCGCCGATCCCGAACTCGGCCATCGCCTGCCTGAACGCGGCGAGTGTCTGGTCCCAGATGGCGGTCATGGCACCTGCCGGGCACTCGTGATACTGGGCCAGCAGGTTGATGACGTCTGCACGGGGCATCGCTCAGGCCTCCGGGGCGTTCAGGATCATCACGATGGCCGCAGCCTTGGCCGAGGAGAGCCCCCGCATGATGACGTAGCGATGCTCGGCACCGTCAGGGTGACGGACAACCTGCATGACCTCGTGATCGTCGGTGCCTGAGCAGTTCCAGCCCTGTGAGTATCGGACGCTCGCGCCGGTCGCGGCGGGGTCGGCAATCTCGGCGAGGACGAACGGCGTCTGGCCAATGCTGCTGGGCATTGCTCAGGCCTCCGGCTCGTCGTCGCTGCTGAGCGCGTCCGCGAGCATGGTCATGATGGGGCGGCCGGTCTGGTGGACGGCGCGGGGACGCTCGGCCTGCCATGCGACGGCGCGCTCATAACTGCGCGGGTCACCGAGGGCGGACTCAGCCTCGGCCACTACCTGCTCGGCAGGCGTGGTGCCGTTCTCCAGGTAGTCCATGACGCCCTTCGGCATCCGCGCTGGCTGGCTCATCGTGCCGGCACCTCTGCCCGCTCGGTCACGTCCAGGTGCAGGTCGGACATCTCGGCGGAAGCGAGCAGCGCCGAGTGGATAACCTCGCGGGTCGTGAGCCGCCGCTGACCGCGCGTCGTGGTTGCGGCGTCGTAGAAACGCTTGCATGACCGGGCCAGCTTCTCGCGCAGGACGCGGCGCTCGGCCCGGGTCAGCGGGTCGGCCCAGCAGGTCGTCTCGGTGTTGAGGATGTCGGTGTTGCTCATAGGTTCACACTAGTCAGGTGACTAGCTCTAGTCAAGAGACTAGGAGGGCATCGTTTCATTGGTCTGCCTTGCCATCCAGTAGCAGCGCGCCGAGCGCGGCCAGCTCATCTGCGGGCAGGTATTCCCGCAGGCGGGCCGCCATCGCGTCGAGGCCGCGCCGGGACGGGAGGGTGACTACCGTAGCCCGGCTTATGTCCCGCCGACGCTGAGCTCGGACAGGCAGCATCTCGGTTCTGGCCGCCAACTGGCGGAGAGCCGACTCGGATGGCTGATGCCACGGGTGGCGCTCGTACTCGCGCGCCGCAGCCTCCCATTCCCGGTTCGCGCCCCACGGCTTGAGCCCATCGAGGCACTGCATGACGCTCTGATTGCACCAGTCGCAAAGCAGGCCCCGGATGAACGAGGTGCCCTTGATGCCGTGGAAGTGGTCGATCACCAGGAAGCCGCGCCGCGTCAGCGCCTCAGGGATCTTGCAAAGCTCACAGTGGCCGGCAGCGCGGGCACGCAGCGCCTCGTACTCCTCGCAAGGCATCCCGTAGACCGCACGGTGATGGCAAATCTTCCCGGGCCCGTTGTGGCCAGGACCGACGGGTTTTGCTGGACTAGTCACACGACTACCCTTGCGCATTCCTTGCCCACTAGTCAAGTGACCAGTAGCATGCTGACTATGCTTCTCGCCGTGGGTGAACTCGTGGGGTCGGCTGAGATCGGCCAGATGCTCGGCGTCAGCCGTCAGCGGGTCCAGCAGCTCATCTCGCGAGATGACTTCCCCAAGCCGTTTGACCAGTTGGCCATGGGCAAGGTCTGGTGGCGCGCCGATGTCGAGCGATGGGCCCGCGCTCACGGCCGCGAGATCCAGGGCTGACCCCCTCATCGCCGAGCCTTTGATCTTGACCACCGCAGCAGCACCAGTCCGGCCACAAGCCCTGCCGCCGCCGCGAGCACCACCGGCCGCACTCCCCGGCGGGATTCCTGCGGCAGCCCGGCCAGCGGGTAGCCCCAGGCCTCCTGCCCGCTCACTGGGCACCTCCCGGCAGCGGACGGAGCACGGGGCGGGGACGTGCGGCTTCCCTGGCCTTGCGGACAAGCGCAGCGAGGAGAGCGCGGCTCTTGGCTCCCATAGCCTTCGGGCTCCGCTTGCGGCGCTTGCGCTTCCGCCACCAGTTCACCGCGAGCACGATGCCCAGCAGGGCGAAGAATGCGGCGAGGGGCCAGAGCCGCATCAGCGCGAAGGCCGCCGCCAGCAGCAGGTCGGCAATGGCAAACAGGCCGTCAGCCCGGTGCTCCGCTTCGGGGCCGCCGCGGAAGAACCACCTCTGGAGCATGCTTATCGTGCCGAGCGTGCTGAACGGGAGCGATCCGAAGAGGCACACGAACTGGAGGATGCTGCTCACCGCTCACCCCCGGGCATTTCCGTGACCTCGGCATCCGGCTCATCCGCCCAGGACGGCGTACGGGGCCGCAGGGCTCTCGCCAGCCGTGGCGGGTAGGCGGGATGACAGACTTCCTCCACTGTGGCCGCCACCCATTCGCGGGCGTCGTCGGTGATCGCGGCGGCGGCCTTGTCCGCGTTCGGCCCCCGCAGGCGCCTGCGGGTCCGCTCGGTGAACTCGCGCTCGTCCATCAGGACCACGCTCCCGGCCACCGTGCCGCCCAGGCCGAGACGGCGTACACGGCATCCAGGCTCAGTCCGTACTCACTGGCGACGTCGGCGGCATCCTCCCCGGCTTCCAGCATCCCGGCAATGGCATCGACCACCCGGTGCCGCTGGTCAAGTCCCGGCTCGGCGCACAACGCGCACTGCCCGCGCCGGGCGAAGAACGCATCGAGGGCGGGGTCGGCGTGGGCGGCGAGAGCCAGCGCCAGTTTCGCCCGGACGGCGTGCGGCTTGCGGGCCCAGTCGCTGAGCGTCCCGCAGCGCTCGCCGACCTTCGCCCCGCACCACGAGCAGGGGGCGGTCAGGGGATCGGCAGCCGGGGCGGTCATGTCACCCTCACCAGCCTGAACACCTCGGCACCGGACGGCCCGGGGCGCAGCGGCTCCGGCCTTAGCTTCCGCCACATGTCCGCCTCCGTTTCCGCCTCGGCCGCGGTCATCAGGGTCGCGCTGGCGAGCTGCCTGCGGTCTACCGGGAAGGTCAGGATGACCACGCAGTCGCAGGGCTCCGGGGGTGGCCCGGCCTCTGGCGGCGGGGCAGGAGCGGCCGGGGGATGCGCCCGGACGGCCCAGAACGCGCTCACGGCCGCTCCCTCAGCAACGCATGCTCCTCGTCCGTCCACATCCACGAGGGCATGACGTCCAGCATGTTGCGCGGGTCCTCCAGCAGCCACGCCGCCGACTCGTAGTGCTCGGCGCTCTTGAGCAGGATCGCCCGGGCCTCGCTGCCGTCGTCCTCATGCCCGGCGTACTCGCGGCGGCCAGCGGCAGCGCGCCGCAGGAGTGCCGTGATGCGCTCCCGCTCGGTTTCAGCGGCACCGCCGGCTGCGGCCTCCCAGGCGGCGCGGAACTCTGGCGGGGCGAGCCGCCACGATGCGGCGGCGTCACACCTGTGGTCGATGGCCTTGAGGAAGGCCTCGAATCCCACCTGGCCGAGCGTGTTGTCAGCCATCGTCTGCCTCCGGCTCTGCCCGCTCCAGGTCCGGCAGGCCCTCGCTGATCCCCGTGATGCGCCAGCGGCCGAGCATGCCCGGGTCGAACCAGGCCGCGATCACCCTGACCGCCGCGAGCCAGTCACAGTCGCCCATCTGGCCGGACAGGCGGCACTCCGCAGAGTGCTCGGTGGTCCAGCCGTCCTCGGTGAAGGTCACGTAGTGGTCGTTGCCGAGGTGGGCGTAGATGCGCTCCCGCTCGGCCGCGACAGCGCCAGCGATGAGGCGGCGCACCTGGTGCTCCGCTACCTGGTGGTAGCTCCTGCCGTCCCGGACGCCCTCCTCGTGGTCGGCCCGCAGTGCGGCGGCGACCACTTCGGCCGGGATCTCGCCTGCGGCCCTCAGGTCAACGCTAAGCCCCTGAGGTCCCGGGGTCTCCCCAGGTATCCCGGGAGAGCCTGACGGGCTGCCCTGGCCCTGCTGTGCCTGCCTGCGAGCCATCTCGGCGATGCCCTTGATGACGCCCCTGGCGTACTGGTGCGTCTCCTCGGTGATGCTTTCGAGCTTCGGCCAGTCGTTCAGGGCCTCAATCCCGGCAGCGAGGGAGAGCAGGGCCTCGCGTCTGGCTTCCTCAAGCTCTGCGCGGAGGCGCTGCACCTCGTCGTAGGCCCGGCCGAGCAGCACCGCATCGCTGGGGACGCTCACCCGGGATCACCCGTCCCTGCATGCTTGCGCACACGCTCAGCCGCCTTGTTCACCGCTTCGGCTAGCACCGCCTGCGTGCGCTCGGTGTCCTTCGTCAGGTGCTGGATGCCGCAGATCGCTGCCATCGCCGTGTCGGCCAGCTCGCCGAGCAACTCATCCTCGGTGCCGCAGACGCCCTTGCGCGGGTTCTCGCCGGTCAACTTGCTCAGGGCGCGCCAGACCTCGCCGGCCTCTTCGCAGACCTTCGTGACCCGGGCCCAGTGGCCGGCCAGCGGCTGGTCCCTGTACGGCTGGCTGGTGTTCGCGTCCAGGTGAGCATCCACCTCGCGCACGATGTAGCTGGCTGCAGGAGCGAGCACGAAACGGATTCCGTCGTAGCTCACCCGGTCACCTCCGCAGCAGCGAGCGCTTCCAGGATCGCGCCCGCCATGGAGTCGGCGTTGATCATGCCTGCCGCCGGGCCACTAGTAAGCACGCTGACGTCCAGGCGGGTGAGTGCGTCCGCGAGCTGGTCCCGGGTGACCGTGACCCGACCGGGGTCCGGGGAAACGACTCCCTCCTCGCCGCCGAACCATGCGTGGCAGTGAGGGCAGCGCTGCGCCTCACACCAGGCGCACATGATGTCGTCGGGGTCGCAGTTCGAGCCGAACTCCTGGTGGCACGATCCGCAGGTGTACTGCGGCAGCGGCGGGAGGGGAGGCGGGGCGCTCCCGGTCTCGGGCCCGGTCCCGGTCATGAGACACCTGCCGCCTCGGCGAGCCGGGTGAACGCCGCATTGTCCTTGCCGCCAATGAAGCCCTCCGCCTCGGCGAGGACGGCCACGAGGTCCGGCATGCTGACCGTGACGCCATCAGCAGCAGGCGTCAGTCCCGCCAGGATGGAGTCGGCCATCGTCTCGGCGTTGATGGCGAGTGTCCCGTCCCGCTGGATCGGCGGCGGCCACGGGAACTCCGCCCTCAGGTGGGTGAGCGCCTCGATCAGCTCGCCGCGCGTGCAGGTCCACCGGGGGATGGGCTCGTTCAGCCATGCTTCCCAGGCAACGGCCGGGTCTTCGTTCCCGGTGCCGGTCATGGCTTCACCGCCGCAGCGAGCCGGTCCAGCGCCTCACGGCAGGAATCGTTCGGCGGCAGGCGCAGGGGGTCCCGGCTCGCGTAGCCCTCCGCGAGCCGCATGAGCACCCGCAGGTCTGCCTGGCTGACGACCACTCTGGCGTCGGCCACCGTGGCCTTGGCCAGTTCCTCAGCGAGAGCAGCGATCTGCTCCGCGTCGTCGCCCAGGTGCTCATACAGCCACTCACCGATGCCGGGAGGGTCGAACGCCTCGCGGATCTCGCCGGCGACCGCATCCGCGTCCGCCGGCTCCGCGGTGGCGAGCGCCAGCAAGGCATGGGCGGCGGCGAAGTTGCCCTGAAGGATCGCGACGTCCGTCATGGTGATCGGATGGTCCATACCGGTCATGCGCGCCCACGCCAACTGGGACTCCATCGCCATCCAGCGAGCCAGCCCCCGCGCGGTCACGTCGCCGTTGGCTGGGTAGGGGGCCAACTTCTCAAGCTCGGCCCGGATCTCCTGGGCCCTGGCTGCATCAGGCATGGTCGGTCCTCCCGCTAGCGTGTCCGTGGCCGCTCCGGCCCGGTCTCCCCTGCGTCATCGACTGCTGCCCCTTCCGGCATCGCCTCGTGCTCGGCCCCGGTGACCGACACCCTCAGGTGGCCGATCAGCGTCTCCGGGTTGAACCACCACCACTCCCGGTCCCCGCCGACTCCGCGCAGGAGCTTCACGGCTTCCCGCTCGCAGATGACGGGCTGGGAGGACTTCACCTCGCGCCTCGACCAGGCGCTGACCGAGACGTGCCACACGGGCAGCCCGGCGTTTATGCGCTGTCAACGGTCCACCGCCAGGATTGTCATGATCAGCAGGCCGGTCGCGTGCTTGCGGGCAGCCTGGTAGGGCTCAAGCGCGCCAGCGCGGACGAGCGCCTCGTTGAGCGGGTGGGCCAGCGCGTAGCCCTGGCGGGTGGTGGCGGCCATCAGAAGGGCATGTCCGGGTCGGTGCGGCCAGCGAACGCGTCCGCCTCGGCATCGGTGGCGGGCTGCCAGGGATCCCCGTCCTCGTAGGCCTCAGCGACCGGGAGTGCCATGGTGGCGTCAGGGAACGGCAGCGGCTCCGGCCGCCGCAGCGGGGTGGGCAGCGGGACGAACTGGTACAGCGCATGCCCCGGGATCTCCCGCAGGACCTGGCCGTCCCAGTCGCGGACGACCATGACGGGGACCCCGGCCCTGGTGCCGTCGCTGACCCATCCGGTCACCTGGTCATGTCCCATCACGTGGACGGTGGCGAACTCACCGGGCGGCAGGCCCGGGTCCGCGGCGGACTCCGCGTCCTGGCTCGCGTCCTTCGCCTCGGTGAGCCCTTTCCACGCCTCAGATACCTCTGGCTTGTCTGAGGGCGTCCAGGGTCCTGAGGCCAGGTAGGCCAGCATGGTTTCCAGGTGGTCCCTGCGGACTGTGATCAGGTCGGCCATCGTTTCGTTCCTCTCGTTTCCGGCGGCGCTCAAGCCGCAACCTCGCTGTCGTGCTCACGGCGGGCGGCGGAGCGGCGGGATGCGTTCGCCCGCTGCTTCCTGTCGCGCTCCCGGTCTTCCTCGGACATCCCGGCCCACGTCCCCCACCGGCCGGGGCCCTTCGCTGCCTCATCCCCGCACGGCCTCCGCACCGGGCAGGCGGCACACAGGCTCTTCGCCTTCGCCTCCCGGACCTCTCTCGCCCGCTCGCCCTCCGTCCCGTCAGGGGCGTAGAACAGGTCCTGGTGACCCCGGCACGCCGCTGCGCCGGACCAGTGCGAAACTCCCGGCACCGGGGAGGCGGGCACGGGCCAGTCGATGGGAGTCTCCGCGAGCTCGTCCCTCAGCTGCTGCCTGAAGATCACCGCGTAGTGCTCGGCGGCCGTGAGGCTCACGCCCATCTTCGCGGCGATCACGGCGACGGTGAGGCCCCGGGCACGCAGGGCGCTGAACCGCTCCATGCGCTTCGCGGCTTCCGCCTTCGTGATCCGGGCGTGGCCGGTGACCGCCCTCGGCGCCGGGGGGCCGCAGTCCGGCTTTCCCGCGCGCTGCCAGCGGCGGTAGCAGGCGTCCGCCCAGCCTCGTGCATATCCCGCGGGCGTGGCCATCGTCTCGGGGCAGCCCGGCCGGCACGTGCAGGGGTAGGCGGGGGCGTCCGTGGTCGCGGTCATGATCGTCCTGTCCGTAGCGTCCTGAGATCGGCCTCGTAGCGGCGGGCAGTCCTGCGGCTTACCCGGACACGGAGGGCTGCGCACTGCTGGTCCTCGCCGTGGGTGCGGAACTCTGCGTAGCGCTCGAGGCGGTCGCGCTTGGGGGCGGTCATGCTGCACGCTGCCTTCTCGTGGTCACGGCTGCCCGGAGGATGGCCTTGTTCAGGAGGGCGCGGCGGCGCGAGACGGGCGGCAGGCGCTGCGGGAGTTGCACGATGCCGGCGCAGGCGTGCGGCAGGTATTCGCCGCAGTCAGGGCACGCCCTGGCCGGCGTGACGCTAGAACGGCGGCTTGTCATCGCCCGTCTCCTTCGCCCACGGGTCGTCGCCAGCCGGGGCCTCTGCGGGCTTGGTGCGCCCGGCCTTGATCACCTTGGCCGTGGCGTTCCGCAGCGACGGGCCCACCTCGTCCACCTCGATCTCGTAGACGGTGCGCTTCTCGCCTTCGCGGGTCTCGTATGACCGCTGCTTCAGCCGGCCGGTCACGATGACGCGCGTGCCCCGCTGGAGGGACTCTGCGGCGTTCTCGGCCAGCTGGCGCCAGGCGTTGCAGGACAGGAAGAGGCTGTCGCCGTCCTTCCATTCGTTCGCCTGCTTGTCGAATATCCGCGGGGTGGACGCCACCGTGAACCTGGCCACGGGAAGGCCCTGCGGGGTGTAGCGCATCTCCGGGTCTGCCGTCAGGTTCCCGATGATCGTTATGAGGGTGTCGCCTGCCATCTGCCTGTCTCCTAGGACGCATCGGGAACGGAGTAGGGGAAGCCATGGGAAGCCTTGTGATCCGGGTCAACCCATGGCCAGTCGTCGGGCTTGGTGCCCCACATGAGGAACTTGGGCCAGTGGCGCTCATCACGGGCGCCGCGCCAGGACCGGACGCGCACCTCTTTGCACGGGTCGCCGTCCATCGCCGGCGAGATGCCGTACCCGAACTCGGGCCAGCGGCGGAACAGGCTCGAGCCGATCGGCCGGATTGGCCGGGTCTCACCGTTGCCGTGAGGCGAGTGGCCTTCGATGATGAGTGCGCAGTCCGCCTTCACGCGGGCCATGTCCAGCACTGCGGTCACCTGCCGGGCCGCCGTCTCGTCGTTGATGTCCGCGGCATGCAGCCGGTACAGCGGGCCGACGTAGAGCAGGTCGGGGCGGTGGGCATGGACGCGCTCAAGGAACCAGGACGCGTCCTCGTCCCGGGTGAGGTCGACGCCTTCGGGCCGGTGGATCAGCCGCATCCCGCCATCGGGGACACGCCGCCCTTTCGCGACCGAGATGCGCTCCAGCTTGCGGAAGTGGCGCCGTCCCTGCCGGGCCGAGTTCTCGCAGTCGACCCAGAGCACGCGCTGCGGTTCCGCGAGCCCGTTGTGGAACGGGTGGACTCCGCACGCCGCGGCGACGGCGAGCATGCGACCGGCCGTGGTCTTGCCGAGGCCCTCCTCGCCGGTCCAGATGAGCCGGTCGCCGCGCTCAAGGATTCCCTCGATGACCCATTCGTAGGGGGCGTCCGTACCGGCCAGGAACTCGTGCAGGTCCGGTGCAAGGTCAGCAGGCGCCGGCTCGGCGGACTGCCACGTGGTCACGAAGTCCGCGAGCGTGTGCCCGGCCGCGAAGTGGTCGGCGGCATCCTTGAGCTCGCGCGCATCCTGGCCCTCGCCGGCGGCCTCAACGATCTCAACCGCACGGGCCGAGCCGTCAAGCGCCGCAGCGACCTGCCGGGCGTGCGCCTGGCCGGGCTTGTCCCGGTCGGCCACGATGATGATGATGGCGTCCCGCAGGAACTCGGAGTACTCCGGCCGCCACTTCCCGGCGCCCCCGGAGTTGCACGTGGCGACCCCGCCGGCTCCCTCGATCGCCTGGACGTCCTTCTCGCCTTCGCAGACGTAGATCGGGTAGCCGTCCTTGACCGCCTCGATGACCTTGGGCAGCCGGTACAGGACACGGCGGACGCCTTCAAGGTTCCAGAGCCACCCGCTCTTGCGTGAGGAGTCCGGGGTGCGCTGGCGGAACTGCTTGTCCGCCGTGCGGAGCACCTGGAACAGCAGGGTTCCGGCCTCGTCGGTGTAGTCGTAGACCGCCACGGCTTCGCCTGCCGGCGTCCACTCGCCGCGGACCGGACGCTCGCCGTCCTCCACGCAGAGTGTCTTCCACGTAAGCCCGACGCCCGCGAGGACACTCTCGGGAGTGCAGCCTGCGTGGCATTGCAGGACGACGGGGTGCTTGTTCCCGCGCGAGATGTGCAAGCTCGCCTTCGCGTCGTCGTGACCCGCGGCCGGGCAGCGCGCCATCCACGAGCCGCCCGAGTACTTCACGGCCTCGAGCTTCGGGAGCAGGATTTCCCGCAGAACGTCCATGATCAGTTCCCCCTGTCGTACGGCGAATCGGGATACTCGAAGCGCCCGGCGTGCTGGCGTTCGCGCTCCTGCTCGGATTCGTCGTCGTTGGTCCAGCAGTCGGCGTTGAGCCACGTGGCCGGGAGTTTGGTGTGCCTCGGGAGACGTGACGTCGCGACGCATTCGGCGGCGTAGACCTCGGCCCCGGCGATGATGTCCTTCGGGTCCGCCTTGCGGTTCAGGGCCTGCCGCCACGCCTTGAAGGCCGGCTTCTTGTCGCGTTTGCGCGGGTAGACGGCCCAGAACGCCGTGAAGTCGGGATCGTCGTCGGGGTCGGGATCTCGCCCTCGTCCGCGGCGTGCCGCGGGGGGGTTACCAGTATGTTGTCTTGTCTTGTCTTGTCTTGTGGAGTCAGGTGCGCCGTCCGCATTGACACCCGCACTGAGCAGTGCGGGTGTCATGCGGTCATCAGTTATCTGACCCTCGTACTGACCGTTGTTCTGACTCGCCTCCTGGCAGAGCGGGCAGCCTGGATCCGACTCGTTCCGCTCCACATGCCAGCGCTGGTGGTTCCCGCTCAGCACGCCTCTGGCCTTGTCCGCTGACGTCTTCTCCACCTTGGCGCGGGTCGGGTTGCGCTCAAGGTAGGCCGGAACGAAGTACCCGCCGACCGCAACCGTGACCAGGTGCGCCTCAATCAGGCGCTTCACGTCACGCTCACCCGACTTCGGCGGGTCGGGATAGACCAGCAGCCCGATCTGCTCGGCGGGAACGAAGCCGTCCGAGAGGGTGCGCTTGCAGTAGCAGTGCATCTGGACGTAGAGGTCGCGCAGCCCGCGGGCGTCACGGCCATACCGGCGCAGGGCAGCAACGGCCGGTTCATCGGCAAAGTTCACCGGAATCGGCACGTAGATCTCCCCCGCTGGCACCTACGCCGCCTTGCTCTTACTGAAGCGCTCCGAGCGGGAAGCCGCTATGGCGCGCTCAAGCCTGTCCTGGCCGTGGCCCTCCTGGTCGGTGTACGGGCAGTCGTCCTCCGCGAACCTGGACCGGAAGCGGCCGGGCCACGCGAGGTCGAAGTGGTGGCCGGACGGGCAGGGGCGCCACTCGTGGGTGTCGTCTTCCCAGACGCCGGCCGAGGGGTTCTCGTCTTCCGGGTCGCCGCCCAGTACTAGCGGCCTGTTGCCGATCGCTGGCACCCCAACCAGGAGTGCCGAGCGGGAGGGCATCGGGCGCCAAAGGGAAAACGTGCGCCAGCGGGCCACGCCCTCAGGGTCGTTGTCCCACTCCGGCTTTACCTCGGCCCAGAGCATCCCCAGGGCGGGGAAGGCGAGGAAGTCGGGCCGGTACCAGGTGCCGTCAGCATCAAAGCCCTGCGGCTCCCAGTCCGCCTTGATGCCGAGTTCCTTGAAGAGCACCGCGTACCTGGCCTCAAGGCCAGACCTGTGCAGCACGCCGTCATACCAGGTCGGTATGGGCTTGATGAGCTTGGCCACCAGAGGTGCCCTTTCGCTGTCAGTGGGGTTCGTGGTGCCTGCCCGACTATGCCACATAGAGTTGGCACTGTAAAGAAGGCCAACTCAAGTAGGCTAGTGGTGTATGGTGGCAGTGGCCACATTCGCGTGGCAGCATGAGCGCGTGGAGGACAGGGATAAGGCCATGACGGAACTCCTGGAAGCAGTGGCGGACGTCAACGCGCAGCCGGAACGCCTGCTGAAGGTTGCCGAGGCGCTGTATGAGGCGAATAAGGCCGGCGTCCGGCAGCGGGACCTGGTGGAGGCCACGGGATACACCCGCGAGACGATCCGGCGCTACGTCGAGGACGAGAAGATCCGCCGCGGCGAGATCCTTCCCACGAAGCGCTACCTCGAGGCGCAGGAGAAGCGCGCGGAGCGTTCCTGACCCTTCCGTCACGCAGACGCCAGTTCCCGCCCTGGCCCAGGAGGCGGGGACCAGGGCGGGAAGAACCAGGGCAGCGGTCACAGGGCTCATGCGGCCATCGCCTCCCTCTTGACGGCTGGTAATACCAGCCGCTATGCTGGTATTACCAGACAGCGAGGGAGCAGCGAGATGAAGACGAAGACCTGCGAATGCGGCCAGCCCGGTACCGAAGTCTGCTACCGGCGCGGCACCAGCGACGAGGTCTGGTTCTGCCGCTCGCGCAAGCACCGGGCGCAGACCCGGGAACTGGCAGCCAAGGGCTGGCTCACCCAGTCCGCCATGGTGGCCGCCAGCCCCACGGGCATCGCCATCCGCCGGCACCTTCAGGCAGCCTGAGCCGTGACCGGCCGCACTGAATCGCCCGAACTGAACCGGCGCATTAACACGCTGATCATGCGCGGCCTGTCCGCCACGGAGGCGACTGATCAGGCCACGGCTGAGCAGGCCACTGGGAGCCGTCCCGGCCGCCCCGACTACCACAAGGACGCCCCCGTGCCGGTGCGCATCCCGCCCGAACTGCTGGCATGGATCGACCGGCAGGGCCGCCCCCGGTCGGCGGTCATCATCGAGGCCATCCGCGAGAAGCGGGAGCGGGAGACTGCGGGCTGACGCGCTCATGCAGCCGCTCCCGCTTCAACCGCACCGAGGAGGAGCCGCAGGGTCATCGCGGCCTGCTGTGGCACCACGCCGTTCCCCAGGGCTTTGAGTTGGGCGTTGCGGGTCAGCCCGGGGACGTCCGTGACCCACCCGTCAGGCAGGCCCATGAGCCACTCGACGAACCGAGGGCTCAGTCGCTCTCCAGTCCGTCCAGGCTCAGTTGGCCGGGGTGCTGGGCGGCCGAGGATTGCTTCCCAGCGGCGGATGGCGGGCTCGTAGGCTCCCCAGGTGACTGGCTGGCTATCGCCCGGGTCTCGTTCCGCAGTCCCCACCCGGAGCTGCTCGCTCTCGCACCCTTCCCGTTCTCGTCGCCCCCCCAGCCACCGTCCGACGCCCTCGGCGTCGCCAGGAGCAGGTCTGGCAGCGACCGCCCCCCGTCCCGGCCCGGCATGTCCCGGCCCTTTCCGTCCCTCGCTGCTGGGGTTGGCAGGAGCGTCGGTGCCACATCCCTCAGCCGCGGGCCGTGATCCTTCCCGCGGCTGGTGCGCCTCTCGGGCACCGCCCGGGGCCCTCCCTGGCTGTCCGTCGCGTTCGGCGTCGGCAGGAGCTGGTGCTCCACCTGATCGGCCAGTGTCGGCCCGTGGCCGCCGTCCCGGCGCTTGTCCGGGTGCTGGCTCCCGCCATTCACTGCCAGTTGTGCAGTCGGTGTCTTGAGCAACTGGACTACTTCCGGCAGATCCGAGTCGCCCGGTTTCCGTACCCGGCCGTCCGGTCTCACCCGCCCATCCGGCCGGCTCGCCCCCTTCCCGTCCGTGGCCGCCGGCGTTGGCAGCAGGGACACGGCTTCCTCGATCGTCCCCCGCCATGCCCTGGCCCCGGACTCCCGGTGGCGGGCCATCCGCCACCGGTTGGCCTCCATCGTGGAGTGCATCCCGTCCGCCGTTCGCGGCGTCGGCAGCAGGCCAGGCGAGGATGAAGACGCGCTCGCGGCGGTGTGGTGCCCCGGCATCGCTCGCGGATACAAGAACCCATTGCGCGTCATACCCGAGGCCGGCCAGCGACCCGAGAACGGTACCGATAGCCCGAACAAGTCGCCGCTCGTGCCACTGGCATCGAGCCACTGCCCGCTTCCGGAGTCCCATGACGCGGATGGTTCGCGTGATGCACTGTCTCGCACGGCGGCTGTCCCCCTTGATGATCGCCAGGTTGTGCTCTGTTTCCAGCCATGCCAGCAAGCGGACGGCCGCGTCCCGGGTTGCCTCGGCGGCCAGGTGCTCGGCAGTGGGGTCGTCGCCGCGCGCTGTCAGGAGCCCGCGGACGTTCTCGATCACGACCAGCGAGGGGCGGAGGGCCGCGATGGCAGTCCCGATCTCCAGCCACACGCCGGACCGGCTGCCTGCCTTGAGTCCGGCACGCTTACCGGCCGCCGAAACGTCCTGGCACGGGAAGCCTGCACACAGGACGTCGACCGGCTCCACGCCGGCCCAGTCGGTGAGCGTGATGTCCCCGAGGTTCTTCACTGCGGGGAAGTGGTGGGCGAGGATCGCCGCCGCTCCCGGGTCATTGTCGGCGACCCAGGCGAGCTCACCGCCGAGCACCGACTCGATGGCCAGCCAGAGGCCGTCGTAGCCGGAGCAGAGACTCCCGGTGCGCAGGCTCATCCGCCCTCACCCGCCACGTACGCCTTGCACCCGCACCGCTTCCCGCGCGGCCCCAGGAGCACCGAGCAGACCGTCCGGGCTCCGTCCCTGGCGCGGATGTCGTGGGAAGCCTCGCCGTGCCCGCAGATGCCGTCCGGCGTCCCCGTAGCCGTACCTGCGCAGCGCGGTGGCCGCACCGGAAGTGAGCCAGGGGTGCCGGCCGTGCCCGCATGGGGGGGAGGAGCGGGCACGGCCGGCTGTGCTGCCACGCTCACCCGGGGCGGGGGCTCACCGGGTGGCCGGGCGGCAGCACGATCGGGGGATGAGGTCACGCGGCGTACACCGCCTGGGAGCCCAGGGTGGTGCCGGCGTGTTTGCGCGCTATGGCGTCCACGGCGGTCCCCACGTGCAGCAGCAAGTCGGCGGTGTCCGCGACCTCTGCGGCGCTCATCGTCCAGTCCAGGCCCTCGATCCCGCCGAGGTCCTCGGCGGCCAGTTGCGCGGTCGCCGGCCCGGCCAGGTCGCAGATGACGGCGACACCCGAGGGGGCGTGCAGGACGGCCAGGGACTCCCGCGGGCCGTCCTCACGCACGATCACGAGTCCGGGGACGTCGCTCACGCCGCCGCCGTCCTGATCGTCTGTGCCGGGTCCTGGCCCGCCGTGACTGCCGGGTTTGCACCAGCAGCCACGGCAGGTGTCTCAGGGCGTCCCTTCCTTGGTGCCGGGTCACGCTTGTCAGCGGGCAGGATGGCGAAGCTCCACGAGACGCTGAACCGCACCCAGGGCCGCTTCACCGCCTCCCGCATGATGGCCAGCGCGGCGAAAGCGAACGCTCCCGCCTCGGTGATCGTCAGTACCGTCTCTCCGGTGTTCACTCATCGCTCCCTGTCTCGTCGGGGCCCCGAATGTCCCCCCGTTTGATGGCGTCCAGGAGGGCCTGCTCCTCGAAGCTGGGAGGGCCGTGCAGGGCCTCGTCCAGCCGGCGCGGCTTCCGGTCCCGCCTGCCCGCGATGGCCGCCACGGCGAGGACCACGGCCAGCAGCACCAGGGCACCAGCGGCGAAGGCGGCCAGCATCAGGGCCTCGTGGATGGCCTGTCCTGCGGCGGCGAGGACGGCAAGGGCGATCACTGGTATCCACCCCGCCCGCGCCGCTCTTCCTCGATGACGTCCACGTACTCCTGGCCCGGCCACAGCCGCACCTGCAGCACGTTCCATCGCCCGTGCAGGTACGGCCGGGCCACATGCTCCGGGTGATGCGCGGGCATCCCCAGCAGCCGGCGGCTGTTCCGCTCGGCTGCCTGCAGCCATGCGGCGGTAGCTCCCGCAGTGGCAGCCGCGACGACAGCAGCAGCGACGGCGCGGCGGTTCATGGCCGGGCCCTCCGCGCCTCATCGCGCCAGAACACGGCGATCTCGGTATCGCTCAGACGGCAGTGACGGTGCTGCCGCCTGCCCCGGAGGCGGGCCGCGCCGGGCACATCCCAGGCGGCCATGCGCAGCAGGTCAGCGATAGTGCGCAGGATCGCCACCGGGACGCGCAGCAGCCGCTTCACCCGGCGGGGGGTCATCCGGCCGGCCAGCCGCGCCGCCCAGGTCACCCCGGGGGCTGGCAGGGCCACGGCGGCACCCGCGTTGAGCGCGAGGCAGGCACCGAACGCGAGCGCGGGACGGGTACCGGCCAGCGCCAGGGCGGTGATGGCGCAGGCGGTGAAGTCGGCGGCCGTGACGGCAGCAGCGCGGCGGGGGCTGACGGGCTGGCGGGGCTTCATGCGGCACTTGCGGCGGCCATGTGCTCGCGCCAGAGCGCAATGGGCTCGTCCGGTTCCCAGCGGGTCCGGGCGGCGAGCGGGCCTTCGCCGGCGCGGTCGCGGCATACGCAGGACACGGCGATCTCCGGGCCGCCCGTGACGAGCCTGATGCGGATCTGATGCTCGGCGTTGTCATCGCGCATGGTGATCTTCCAGCGCTTGCGCTCCGGCTCCGCGCCCCGCAGTGCGCCGCTGGCGATGGCACCCCAGAAGGTGTTCACGCTGCACCTACCGTGGCCGGGGTGCCCGGCGCGGCACTGATGCGGGTCAGGTCAAGCTCGCAGCGGTGTCCTTCGTCATGGCAGGAGCGGCACCAGGCGCTAGCCGGCGGCTTCGCGTGCTCCGCGCACAAGTAGCCCTCGTAGGTGTGGCCGTGCGTGCAGGTGCGCCGGTATCTTCCCTGGGCTGTGTCGGCGCAGCCATGCGGGCAGCCACGCCACCCGGCCTCGCAGCGCCATCCGGTGTCCATCACGCCGCCTCCCAGGAGTGCCGAAGGAAACCCAGTTCGTAAGCCCACTCGGGCTCCTCGAACGTGATCTCGTCGTGGTGCGGCCGGCAAACGGCCTTCACGTTCGAGGAGTCGGTGATCGACCCGCCGCGGGCGCGGGTCAGCGGCTCGTGCGCGTCATCGGCGACCCAGTTGCAGAACGGCACCTCGCACAAGGTGATGCCGGGATACTTCGCCTGGAGCATCGCTCGGCGCTCGCGGATCTCCCTGGCCCGCTTCCTGCTCACCTGCGGCATCGGCGTCCTCCGCATCGGCGCACTCTTGGCCTTCAGCGGGGTCCTGGCTGTCAGCGACGTACGGCGCGCCAGCGGCTTGCTCCGGCCGAGCGGAGTGCTGCGCTTCATGACCGGCCCCCGTAACCGCGGTAGGACTCGCGGGCGTTGGTGTTGATGGACTGCTGAAACGAGCCCTGCTTGCGGATCTTGTCGAACCGCAGCGACGCCGCCCGGCGCACCTCGCGGGCCGCCCGGAACTCCAGCTCAAGAGGCTCGATCTCCCGGGCCACCCAGGCGTCACGCTCGGCCACGGTCACCCGGACCCCGGCGAACACCCCGGTCCTCGGGCAGTGATCGGACAGCAGCGCTGCGGCCTTGGCCCGGTCGCGGGCGTTCTCGGCCTCAAGCTCGTCATTGCGGGCCTTCGTCAGTGCCTGCTCGGCGCGGTCCAGGCCGGCCTTGAACTCGTCCAGGGCCTGCTCGGCGCTGACCGGCGTGGCGGGCTCATACGGCCGGGTCATCAGGCACCCCCAGCCACTCGCCCTCATCTGGCCCCGGGTCCTGGTCGGCGGCCACTGGCGCCGGGCCCGCTGCGGGCCCGCGTCCGTGCCTTGGCAGTTTCCGCCACCGGGCGTCAAGGAAGTTATGCAGGTCCTCCCACACGTCCAGCCGCTTGTCGGTGCACACCGGCCGCTGGAATACGCCCGCCGCCTTGGCCCGCTCCGCGAGCTTGGTCACGTCCTCGCGCTCGGTGGCGAGCGGCACCAGGTCAGCTATCTGCTGGGCGAGCAGGTCCAGTTCGCCATCCCGCCCGGGGTCGCTTGGCACTTGCGCTGCGTGCGCTGGCGCGGGCTGGCCGCTGGTGATCGCGCGCCGCTCCCCGGGAGCCGGGGGAAGCTGCGCCGCGATCCCGGCCGCCTCGATCGCGCCGGTGGCGATGTCCCGGAACGTGGCCAGCACCTCAAGCACCGGCACCGGGTAGGGCGTGGTTGTGCCGCCCGCGACACGCTTGCGCTGCTCGATCCGCAGCATGGCCGGCAGGAAGATGCCCTTGTCGCGCGCCATCTGCATGAGGGCGGCGGAGTCCCCGATCTCCACGGCGGCGTAATAGGAGCCGGAGTCCAGCCGGAACACGCCCAGGCCGGGCAGGTCGGGGATCATGACGGAGATGCGGGTGACCAGCTTGCACGCCTGCGGCGGGTTGCTCTTCGCCATCGCGGCACGCTTCGCCGCCGCGTTCGCCACCGCCCCGGCGTCGGAGGGGTCCTCGGCGTGGGGGCACTGGCACGGGCCGTTGCTGATCGTCTCGGTCTGCGAGTCGCAGCGCCGCAGGCAGCCGCCCTTGTTCCACATCTCGTACCACTGGGAGACGACCTGGTCCCGCGGCGGGACGGTCACGCCGATGGCGTTCTGCTTCGTGATGACCTCGAACTGGCCTTCCCAGTCCCGGACGGTCCCGCCGTAAAGCTCGGCGATGGCGTCGGCGCTGACCCTGCTGCCCGTGGTGAAGCGGAAGGTGTCGAGCCGGGCCGGGCGCATCTTGCCGCTGCCCGTGGCGACCTGCTGGCCTATGCGGATGCGGCCGATCTGCTGGCCACGGCGCTGGATATCCAGGATGGCCATGTCAGGCCGCCTTCCCGGCCAGAGCCTGCTCGCCCGCGAGGCACAGGCCGTGGTCGGCGAGCATCTGCCGGATGGTGACGATGAGCTTCGGGCCAACCCCCTTGACCCTGCGGATCTCTGCCTCGGTGAAGCGGGCCAGGTCTTCCAGCTCGGTCGCGGCACCCAGTGCCTTACGCAGCGGGGCCAGGGCGTGGCCGTAGCCTTCGGCGGCCAGGTCGCACAGCCGCGGGCCCGGCATCGTGCCGTCCGCCCTCAGCGGCCGGATGGACGTCCCGGGCTTGCCCTTCACGGCCTGCCGCTCGCGGTAGATGCTGACCGCGCGCTCGAACCGGGCCCACGCCGCCTCGTCCTCGGCCGCGGAGACCAGCATCAGCAGGTAGCCGTCCGGGTATTCCGGCCGCAGGTGCAGGACCATGGCGCAGTCGGTGGCCGGCATGGGGCAGATCTCACCGAGCGGCAGCAGGCATTCGCGGGCTCGGCGGTAGGCCGCCATCTGCTCTTTCCAGGTGCCCTCGGGATTCCTGCCGGTCTTCGTGTCGATGCAGGGAACCAGGCCGGCGCCAGGACTGGCAACGATCTCATCGTCGCCGCGCGGGCTCGTGCCAAAGCTGATCGCGTACCCGTCCAGGGTGATGATCATGTCCAGGGTGCCGCCATAGCCGAGCGGCTGGTTGAACACCCTCATCTCGGTCGCCACGAACTGCGGATTGAAGTCGGAGACGAACCGGATGAACCCGTCCACCATGAAGTCCACGACCTCGGTGAGCGGCTCACCGTCATACAGGGCGTCCAGCAGATGATCAGGGAGGACCGGCAGCGTGATGTCGGCCCCGGTGCGCCCTGGTGAGGCGGCCCACAGGATCAGCTTTTCCTGCACGTCGTGGACGTAGGTCCCGGCGTCCCGCTTGATGTCGCGGAGGTGCTCGGCCTCGTCCTTCCCCAGGTCGATCGCGGCCTGGCGGCCCTTGAGGACCTTGGCCCGCGCGACGGCTTCCAGGTGGTCCACCGCCCAGGCCATCGACGTGCGGCCATGCCAGGAGGCGATCCACGGCTTGGAGTCCGTCCCGCTGATCACGGTCGTGACCGAGTCGAGCAGCTCGCCGGTCGGCGGGTACTCATACCATCGGCTGCCGTACTCGTCCTCGGTGCGCTGTGCCGTCATCTCTAGAACTCCCCCGTCTTCTGCACGGCCCCCGCGGCCGTCCCGTTGGTCTGTGATGCGGTGATGGCCGGCTGGCCCTTGTGGTGCCTGCCGCCCGGCGGCTGCCGTGCGTCAGCGGCCCGTACGAACGCGAGCCGGACAGGCAGCGGGAGGATCTTGCGGGCCACCCTGCGGTGCAGGGACATCCGCCGGGCGATGCTCGCGTGCTGCCCGAGGTCGGTCACGGGATCACCGCCGGGTTCCATGCGTCCGCCTCGGCGTCCGCATGGCAGGCGGCACAGAGGCCGTCCCGGTCGGCAGCGTCATCGCCTGCGGGCTTGCTGCAGTTGTCGCACGTGGTGAGCGTCGGGCAACTGGGGCAGTGGTGCTTCGTGCCGTCCGTGGTCCAGTCGGCTTCCAGTGCCCCGTCGATCGCCATGCCGGAGTCGGCGTAGGCAGAGAAGTCGCCGTACTCGCAGCGGTCGCCGCAGCCGTCGCACTCAACCCAGTAATAGGGCGCTTCCTCAAGGCTCACCGGGCACCGTCCAGCGGGTGCTCAGCCAGTACGGCGGCGGGAACCTCGGCAGCGTGCTCGGGCTCGTGCGGCTCCGCGTCCCCGGTCTCAGCCGGTGCGCTGTCCCCGGGCTCGGCCTCCGGTGCGGCGTCCTGCGCCTCAGCGGGGGCGCGCTCGTCCTCGCTGCCGCTTTCCGCCTCTGCGGCCTCCTGCGCCGCTTCCGCACTCGGCAGGGGGTACGGGCAGGGTGCCTTCCCGAACAGCCACTCGTAGCGCTCCGGGTCGGAGTCCATGGTGTCGGTGAAGATCGTCATCATGCCGCGGTCCTTCCGGCGTCTGGCTTGTTCTCCCGCAGGAGGGCGACGGCCCGGTAGGACACGAGCCCGAAGTTCCGCTCGGTCACGTACAGCGCCCCGTAGGCCTCGTAGTGCGCGGACTGGCCGAGGATCGCGGCAACGCGGTCCACCTCGGCGCGCTTGTAGTCAGCGGTCCCCTGCGGCCAGTAGGTGAAGTCGGTGTGCACGCCGCCGAAGCTGACGATCGGGGCGTCCGGGTGCGCGGTGATCAGCGCGGCCAGGTCGACCAGGCCCTGAGCCAGGGCGGCCCGCTGCACTGCGGTCCCGGTGGCCGGATCGGGCGTCACGGTCGGGGCCGGGCGCGCCGTGAGTGCGGTGATACTCAAGGACTTTGCCTGCTTTCTGTATGCTGGGCGGTGAAGGTGCTTTGCCTCCACCGGCCCCCCTCTGCTTGCTCGGCGCAGGGGGGCTTGGTGTTTTCCTAGGCGGCTACCTCGTGCGGGCTGTCTTCCGCCTCGGCTGGCTCTGCCTCACGTACTGGCGGGCAGGCCATGACAGCCCGCGTGGGCACGCACAGCGCCCGGGCGATCTGGTTGAGCGTGAGCCGCCCAGCGGCCTTCTTCTCGTTCTCGATGTTCGACAGCGCGGCCTGGCTGATGCCGACCGCCGCGGCGAACTCGCCCTGCGTCGAGCCGTCCTTCTCGCGGAGACTGCGGATCGCGTCACCGTTCTGGATGATGGGGCTGCGGGGCCGGCCACCCTTGCGAACGGGTCTCGCGGTGTCCGCTGGTGTCTCGTTCATGCCGCCACGCTACCGGCTATCTCCGGGCATAGCAAGCTCTTGCCGGCCACTAAGGGACACGAGTTCTCCGGGACGGGACACGGGGGTCTTACGGCTATCGGGAGACATGCCGGCGGCCACTGCCGGACATGACCGGCCCGGCGAAGACACTGCCTGTACGCTCATGGGCCGTCAGGGTTGACGGGGCTCGTTATGTCCGTCAGCATGAGTACCGGAGCGCCACAGACGGGACAGTCATGGGCAAATACCCGCCAGAAGCCTGGGAACGGCTCGGCGCCGCGCTGCGCAAAAGGCGCGGGCAGCTGGGCTACGGGTTCCGCCAGCGCGGCACGTTCGCCCGCGACCGCGGCGGGAAACTGTCCGCCAAGACCCTCTCCCGGCTCGAGCACGGCGAGCGGCCCGGCCTGTACGCGGACGAGACGCTGACCCTCGCCGAGGTGATCTACGGGCTGGAGCCCGGCTCCATCGAGGCCTTCCTTGACGGCGGCGAGCTGATGCCCGCGGACGGGCGGCCCGAGCCCGCACCGGCACCGAGGCCGATGACCGACGTCATGGTGTGGGTCGCCGCCCGGATGCGCGCCCAGGGCAGGCCCCTGGATGACGCGGAGGCACTGTTCCGTCACCTTGGCTGGCACCGTGACTCACGCATGAAGGCCCCGGCCGACATCACGGCCCGCGAGGCCCGCGTCATCGCCGCCGAGCTCGGCGTGAACGCCCGCGAGGTCTACGAGCAGCTCGGCCTGCTCGACGCCGGGGACCTGGACGCCCGCGGCCCGCTGCCACCCGCGGCCCGCAGCAATCCCGGAGATGAAAGCAACTGGGGGCAGGCGCGTAAGGCCTGAGATCTGAAGGCGGCAGGGACTCACCAAAGGGAGGGGCAATGCGCGACGCCGCGCAGCAGCCAGGCAGCCTTGCCCGCGCGCTCGAGGAGGCGCGCCGGCGGATCACCGAGCTTGAGGCCCAGCTCGCCGAGGCGCAGGGACAGGCACCCGTGGTCACCGTGGCGGGAGTGCCGCCGGTCCTGGTGCACGCCCTGGCCAACGCCCCCGGGGACGGCCAGGTGGTCCGGCTGGGGCGCGGCGTGATCGCCGTCGTCGGCCCGGGAGGCTCCCCGGGCGAGGTGTGGGACGCCATCACCACGGCGTCGGCACCGGCTGACCCGGGGCCAGCGCGCCGTGCCGCCGCGGGGACACCGGGGGCGGTGCGCGTGTTCGCCCGCGCCCTCCCGGCCGGCCTGCTCGCCCTGTCGGTGCCGGACGACAGCGACGGCCGGGACCTGATCCTGTCCGCTGCCCTGCCGCCCGGTCACCGCCGCCGGACGCTGCGGATGGCCCACCGTGCCTCCCGCCTGCGCCCCGCCACCGTGGTAGCGGTAGCGGCCGGGGTGGTGAGGTTCGCCCGCCGGGCGCTCGGGATCTCCCGCGCCCACGCCGGGCATGCCGCCCTCGCCGGCGCGTCGTTAACCGCCGTGGTCGCCGGAGCGGCGTTCGTGCTCATGCCCGCCACGTCCCCCGCCCCGTCCGGGACGCACGGCCCGCCCGCCGCCGCGGTGCGCCACCACCGCCACGCCCGCCGCTTCCACCAGCCCCCGGCCGCTGTGCGCCGCCGCCGGGACCGCGAGGGTACCCAGTCCGATGAGCCGTCGCCCTCCCCGCTGCCGGCTGATACCCCGTCCCCGTCCCCGCCCCCGCCCGGGCTGGTCCCCTCGGTGCTGGCCCCGGTGACCTCGCCCGTGAAGAGCGTCCTGTCCTCGCCGCTGGTGTCGGTCAGCGCGTCCCCGCCGGCCTCAGGCCAGCCCGGCGGCGTGTGCCTCGGGGTCCTCGTGCTCGGCGTCTGCGTAGCGCTCTAACCGGCCGCGGGTGGCGTCCCGGAGCATCGTCAGGATCGGGCCGTCCCCGCCCGGCCCGGCGCTGTCCTCGGCGCGCCCCGAGAGGATCTCCGCGCCCCTCAGCCCGGCCATGAAGCACGAAAACCTCGACGGCAGCACCAGGAGCCCCAGCGCGGCCAGGGTGAGCGTCAGCGCCGCGAAGGACGCCAGGATCTCCGCCCGCACCCCCGGTACGAGCCACGCCAGCGCCCACGCCCCGCCTGCGGCGATCCCTGTCCCCGCGGCCCGCAGCCTGTTCCGCACAGTTCCTCCCCAGGGCGCGGCCGACTGCCCGGGCGCGCGTGATCGCTCTCATACCGCAATACTGCGGGGCCCCGTGCACGCCATGCGCCGTGAGTGGCGCGGTGACGGCCGCGTGGCCCCTGTTTCCCCTGGGCTGGGTTACAGGATAAGACGCCTGATTTTAGCGAAAGGTTTACTCCGCGTGCCGGGAAAGTTACAGGTCTGGAAAAATGCCACGGCGGGGAGCGGCTCGCGTTATCCCATAGCCCAGGGGTCCGCTTGCCGCCCCCGCCGTGACGTCTCTGCCCGCCGGTGCTGCCCTGGCGGCGATGATCTTAGGAGCTTCTCAGCCCGGATACGTTCCCGCGCGGGCCACTGTCGGCTGGCCCGGAGGTAAGAGCGCACTGTCCGGGGCGAACAGTTCCGCCGCCGCGGCGCTGGACACGGGGACCACCGCGGCCGTCCAGGTGATGTCGTCGTCACTGCTCCACCCGCCGCCGGGGCACACCATCCAGGGGGTATCCCAGAGGAAGTGCGGCAGGGGCTTATCGCCGACCGGGACGACGGGATAGGCCCAGGCCCGCCCGTGCGGGCAGGACACGGCCAGCGCCGTGCTCCCCCGCTCCCAGCGGGCCGTGAAGGCCTCGCTCACCGCGCACCGTCCCCGGGCGGGAGCCGCTTCGCGCCGAGGATGGCCCGCAGCCCGTCCGGGCTGGCCGCGCGGGCGATGTCCCAGTCCCCGGTCCGCTCATCACGCCGGCCCGCCACGTAGCCCTGCAGGTCATGGCCGATGTCCCAGCCGGGGAAGTCGATGGAGATGTCCCGGGCGGTGTCCATCCAGTCCCTCGTGACCGCCTCGTCCAGTTCCAGCGCATCAGCGAGGGGGTCCGGGACGGCCCGGCCGCTCCCGGATGCAGCCGCAGCGGGCCGGGCCGCCGCCACATCGTAATCCGCGCCTGCCGTCTCACTGCCCGCCTGTTCCCGGCTATCGCGCGGGGACGGGCGCCTCCCCATGGCTGCATCCACTCCAGCAGGGTAAACCCCGCATATCGCGGACGCCAGTAGGTTGTCCCGGGTTAACCCAGAGTGACGAGGGGTAAGTAGGCGATGCCCCGGAGTAGCCCTACAGTTTGCGGCCATGATGAAGATCGAGCCCAGCGATCTGGCATCCTCACCGGCACGCCTGCGGTGCCGCCATGGTTGAGCGAAGTGATGTCCCGCTGTATGTCCAGCTGGCCGGGATCCTGCGGGAGAAAATCCTCTCCGGCGAGATCCCGCCCACGCAGCCCCTGCCCAGCAAGCGGGCGCTGCGAGCCGAATACCAGGTCGCGGCCAACACCGCTCAAAAGGCCATGGATGTCCTGCGGGAAGAGGGGCTGACGCGCTCGGTGAGGGGGCTGGGCGTCTTTCCCACGTATCCCGAGGACAGGCCTCAGCGGGAGTAGGCCACGCGCTCAGCCAGTGCCCCGTCGCTGCCGGGGCTCCCCCGGTGGCGTCACAGGGATCTTCCGCACCGCCGCGAGCGGGGCGGCCAGAGTCGACCACTGTCCTCCGCCCTTCGGGTAGCCGGCCCGGACGAACGCCACAGTGACGCCCTTGTCCGCTGCGGTGATCGCCTGCGGCAGCTCATTGCAGAGCCGGTGCGCGCCACCTCTCGCCCGGCCGCCCAGCCCCAGCGCCGCCAGGTGCACCGGCCGCCCGCGGCCCAGTTCCGCGATCACGGTCCAGCCCTGGCGCGGCACCCTCGCCGCGGTCAGCGCAGTGATCCGCTCGGCGCGGATGACCTGCCCGTCCAGTGCTTTCAGCCACACGTTTGCCATGCCCGCCACTCTCCGTCATGAAGGCGGCGCTGCATAGGGGCGCGGCGGGGAGAGGATGCCTACCCGGGGCGCTAGCGCGCGTTCCCGTTGCCCAGGGCCGGGGCCAGGTGCCCGACCTGCTCGGACGCCCAGTACTCCCGCAGGCTCGCGATCAGGCCGCCCTCGAACTCAAGCACCGCGATCTCCTGCATGCGCTTGCGCACGCCCTGGGCCATGTCGTCAAATTCCGCGAGCCACTCGGCGATCACCGTCTCGCCATCCAGGTAGACGTTCAGCAGTTCGACCTGGATGTTCGCCTGATCCTGGACGACCTTGGTCTCCCAGTAGGCGCGGATCGCCTCGCGGTCCGGGATCGGATCCCCCATCACCCGCTCGGCGTAGGTGGCGCCCTCGGTGAAGATCGTCACTATCAGGCTGGGGTCCTGCGTCTCCCACGCCCGGATGTAGGTGTCCAGGACTTCGCGGGCTTCATCCTTGGTCGGCACCGTCAGGCGTCCTCTCTCACGTCGGCCAGGGTCAGGGGCACGTCAGGTTGCGAATGTGACATCACAAGGTCATGCAGTCCGGCCGGCTCCCGCAGGATGATCCCCTTAAGGCCGGGGTCCGGCTCGAGCCGGACCCACTTCCAGATGCCCTGCGAGACCTCGATGTCTGAGCCGACCCCGGTGTAGTGGCCCTCCATGACCATCTCGCCGGGAAGGACGGCCAGCTGCAGGCTCCCGCAGTAGCGGGTGTCAGACGTGTTCGCCCACTCGCCGACGAGATGGCGGCCGGCGAGCCGGGCCTCGATCTCGTTGCGGAATGGCCGCCCGCGGCCCTGGCTGCGGGGCTCGGGCGGATGGTTCACGGCCCGGACCCGGCTCTCGGACTCGGCGCTGATCCAGGCAACGTCCGCGTGGTAGTGCGGTCGCCCGGCGTGCATGAACCCGTAACTGGTCACCCAGGGCCCGGAGAGTGCCTCAGCGGGGAAGGCGGGCGGCACCGCGGCCAGCAGCGGCGGCGCGAGGGGGAGCATCCCCGCCACGGCGTCCGAGCAGGCGAGCACCACGTCACCGGGGGGCGTCACGTTGTCTTCCCACGCCTCGATGCCTTCCGGCAGCACATCCCAGCCGGTCACTTCCCTGATGTACCGGGCGAAGTCCTCACGGTCCAGGCCGAGCTGATGGCGTGCTGCGGCCACCTGGCCGCAGGCGATGCGGGAGTAGTCGGGCCGGCGGTTGCCGCCGATCCCGATGCTGACGACCTCGGCGCTACCGCCGGCCATCGCTGGCTGCCGTGTTTGCCTGCTCACGCTTGCCTCCGCGCGACTGCCCGGCGAGGGTTGCCAGGCGGGCCTCGATGCGCCCGGTCCTCTGGCGCAGTTCGGCCAGTTCCTTCTGGAGCTCGGTGACCTGCTCCCGCATGGGCCGGTCGTCCACGCTGCTGGCCGCCGCTTCCTCGGGCGTGACCAGCGAGCGGTACCCGGACCCCTGATAGGGCTCGATGAGCCCCCGCTCCGCGAGGTGCTCCGCAGCCTTCCGCGCGGCCCAGTCCTTCACCCCGGCGAGCTTCGCCGCCTCGGGGACAGTGAACTCCTGCCCGAGCTTGCCAGACGCGATCATGGCGAGGATCTCGTCTGCGGTGCGCCGGTATATCGGCACGCCCTGCCTGCTCACATCCACGTCCCTCCGGCACTCTGCGCATCACTGCACACTCAGCAGACACGGTACAGCACACGCCCTCGCCTTCCCTTCTTGACAGTCTGACTAGAGAGTGGAACAGTGTCTTCAGACGTTCAAAACGATCAACCGCTGCGATACGGACGGACATGCCGAAACTTTCAGGGCTCGCTCTCGGTGAGAAGCTCCTGCGGCCCATCGAGGTCCAGGCGCTTCTCGGGATCTGCGCGACCACGCTCTGGAACTACCGCAAGGCAGGCGTGCTCAAGCCGGTCCAGCGCACTGCTGGCGGCCATGGCCGCTACCGCGAGGCCGACGTCCTGGCCCTCAGGGCCGAACTGGCCGAGGCGGTGGCCTGATGACCCCCGTAACGAATTACGCCCCCGGCAGCCGTTCGAGCGGCTACGCGGGGGCTCCAGCAGCCCCGAACCTCTCACGAAGGCCCGGAATCGCCATGAGCATCCTGCCCTACATCGCCACCCGTCTCCGCCACCCACGCCGCTCCCGCTTTGACGTCTTCATGGCCAGCCTGCGCCGCGAGATGGTCACCGGCCACCTCGCTCCGCGTCCGGATGCGATCATCACCGCCGCAGTCCGCCGCTCCGACGAGATCGCCTGCGAGGCCCTCGCCGCCCGGCTGTGGACCCCGGCCGAGCGCGAGGCGTTCCGGTCCCTGAAAGCCGGCGGTGGCGTGTGATGGCCACCACCGATCCCGTGACCGCCTGGGTTGAGGCCGGCCGGGACACCGAGCATGACGCCTGGGTAGCGCTGTACGAGGCCCTCCATCCTCGTCCTGCTGCCCCCATAAGCGGCGCGGCGAGGCGTGCGGCAACTGGGCTCGCGCGTCCTCGTCGCGCCCTCCAGGACGCCGCCTGATGACCCCCACGAACGGCGCAGCGGGGCGTGCACCCAACCGGGTGCCTTCCTATGCCAGGGCGCCCCGCTGCGTCCCCATCCCCGCAGGTGATGCGTCATGACCGGCCTCCAGGCGCTCGCGTCCGTCCCGGCAATGCTCGCCCTCGCGGGCAGCCCGGCCAGTACCGGTACCGGCATACAGCCGGGCCCGGTGTGCCTCGCCACGACGATCCACCCGGGGGCTGCCCGCGCCCTCCCGCCGGTCACCGTGCAGGACACCGGCAGCGGCGGCGAGAGCATCGCCCTGCACATCCAGAAGCCCGCAGGCCACGGCACGATGCCCGGCAGGCCGGTCCCGCCGTCGTGGGTGACGTTCACCTACCCGCGCAAGTGGCTGGTGCTCAGCCAGTCCTCGGTGCCTCTCGGTCCCGGCGCCACGGCGCCCGTCCCCGCCTCGCTGGCCGTGCCCTCCGCGGCTGCCCCAGGCCGCTACGTGGCCTGGATCGGCGCGGCCCCTGCCGGGAGCGGCACCGCGGGCAAGGCCAACTTCGGCGCCGAGGCGTTCACCTACCTGGAGTTCACCGTCGCCAAGGTCGGCAGCCCGGCCCGGCACGCCGCCTGCGTGACCCCGGGCGTGAAGCAGGCCAGTCCCGCGAAGTCCGCCCACCCGGCAGCCAGTGCGGGCAAGCACCCGAAGGGGCAGCTGATCCCCGCGAAGGCCCGCAAGTACGTCCCGGACGCCATCATCGCCGCCGTCGTGCTCGGCGCCCTGATGTTCCTCCGCCGGAAGGGGTTGCTGTGACCGCCCGCATCCGTCCCGGTCTCCAGTGGAGCGACGGCGCGGCCGGTCCCCTGCTAAGCGTCGTCACCGACGTCATTGTCCCGCTGGCCCCCGTTGGGTTCGGGATCGGCGCAGACGACGCCGAGGATCCGGGCTGGCAGGACAAGGCGCTCTGTGCAGAGACCGATCCGGAGGCCTTCTTCCCGGAGAAGGGTGGCTCCACCCGGGAGGCCAAGAAGGTCTGCCGGGGCTGTGAGGTCCGCGTGGAATGCCTGGAGTACGCGCTTGAGCACAGCGAAGCCTTCGGCATCTGGGGTGGATTGTCGGAGCGCGAGCGGCGCCGGATGAAGCGCGAGGCCGTGTGATGAGCCCCGTGGCGCATCTCCAGCATGGCCGCTGCCCGGACTGCGGCAAGTGGCGCTACCGCTCCCGGCGCGGTGCGAAGACCGCAGGTCGCCTGCTCTACCCGTCCACCCGGATGTACGTCTACCGCTGCCGTGGCTGGCTTCACCTCAGCTCGGCGGTCGTCCGGCCTTCACAGGCCTCGCGGAAGGCCGCCGCGGCCCGCAGGTGGGCACGGAGGGCAGCAGCGTGAAGGGTCTCCCCTGGCCGGTCGTGCTCGGCCTCGGCTTGGGCGTCTGGGCCGTGGTCCTCGGCGTGCTGTACCTGGCCCGCCTCGCCCGCCGTCCCGTACCGCCCGCTGAGGTCATCCACGCGGTCTGCATCACCGACGCCCAGCCAGCACTTCCCCCGGCCCGTCCTGACCTGGACGAGTACACCGACGATGTGCCCGACTCAGGCGCCGCCTGGACTGTGGGCCCCGCTCCCGACGAAGACGAGGGGAGGTGAAAACCCCATGGTGAGAACCATCTTCAGGATGCTCCCGGCGTTCGGCGCGGCCTTTGCGCTCGGCGCGTACATGGAGTCGAAGGCCTTCGCGAACGCAACCCAGACGGCCAAGGAGACCACGACCGGACTCGTCATCGTGTCCGCCATCATCGCCTGCCTGATCCTGTGCGCCATTACGCGCAGCAGGAAGCAGCAGGACCAGAAGTCTGGCGGGTTCGGCTACGCCACCCGCACCAACGGAAGGTAAGCCCCCATGCCCGCGTACCGCCCTCCCCGCCGTTACCTGCGGCGTTACCGGCGCGGCTCCATGCCGCTCGGTAAGGCGGTAGTGGCTGTCGGCGTGGCTGCTGCGCTCGCGGGGGCCAGCCACGCCGTGACCGCCCGCGCCGGGACCCATCATCACCACGGGTCCCCGGCGCGGTCGGCAGCGGCGGCGCAGGCGATCAGGTATGAGCGGCACCGGCTCGGGCTCCCGTACTGCTGGGGCGGCACCGGGCCGTCCTGTTACGACTGCTCCGGCTTGCCGTACGAGGCCTATGGTCTCCCGCCCGGCCTGCGTACCTCGGAGGAGCAGTGGACTGGCCTGCCGCACATCCCCTCCGGCCAGCAGGAGCCCGGCGACCTCGTGTTCTTCGCCGGATCGGACGGCACGACGACCTCGCCTGGCCATGTCGGGCTGGTGATCGGCCGCCACACGATGATCGAGGCCTACGCGACGGGCTTCGCCATCCGGATCTCCCAGTACGGCACCCCGGCGTCCGCCCCCGGGGACACAGACCCGCTCGGCTACGCCCGCCCAGGAGGTGCGTGACCCATGCTCGTCCTGTTGCTGACCTGGAATCCCGACCGTGGCAACGGACAGGTGATCGTTGGCGCAGTGCTGGTGCTGATCATGCTCGCCGCCAGTTTGGCCGTGTTCGCGGGGGTGACAGGCTGATGGCCACCCGGACCGCCCCCCGCGCCAGCCAGCCTCAGCGGAAGCGCCGCAGGCTGAGCCCGGTACCTTCCCTGGTCGCCATCGGTGCCCTGCTGATCATGCTCGGCGCTGCGACCGGCAGCGGCATCCCCTTCACCCTGGGCGTCCTGTCCATCCTCACCGCCGCGCTGGTGGGGGTGACCCGCTGATGGCGGCTCACCCGCTGGAGATCCGCAAGGTCCGCACCGGCTGGAAGGTGGTGCAGGCATCCTCGGGCATCCCGGTCATCGCCTACGGCCTCAGGCTGAAGCGGCAGGCCGTGGAGTTCCGCGACGAGTTGTATGCGACCGGCGCGGACTTCACCGCGCCTGGGATGCCGGGAGGTTTCGCCGGCATGAAGGTTGGCCGTCTCGCGACGAAGTGGCACAAGCGCACGCTCTGGACACAGAAGGGGATGGGTCACCCCCCAGACCCCAAGACCGGCGAGTGGTACGCGCAATGAGGTACCGACTGCTGTTCACCGTCGCCGCGCTCGTGGCTGCCGTCAACGCGTTCACCCAGCTCATCGCCGTGGCGCTGTCCGCCTGGCGGGGGCCCGTCTTCCTGCCCGGCGGGTGGGCGCTGCAGGTGGTGCACAACAACGGCGTCATTGGCGGCCTGGGCGCGGGGACGATCGCCCCGGACGTGTTCGCAGTCGGTGCCGCCGTGCAGATCGCAGTCCTGGCGTTCCTCACCCGGCGCCAGCCGGGAGCGCGGCGGGCGGTGGCTCTCGGGCTGCTGGCCGGCGCTGCCATCGGCAACGAGGGTGAGAGCCGCCTCTTCGGCTACGTCGTGGACTGGATCTGGCCGGCGCACCTGCCCCTCGCTTTCAACCTGGCTGACGTGGCGATGCTCTGCGGCGGGATGCTGATGGTCACGGTCATCCTGCACCCGCGCACGCGCCGCACGCAGGCGGCGGTGACACCATGACCTACCGCTACAGCGCCCGCTACCGGAGCTGGTACCGGCCATCCCGCGGTACGGTGCCCCGCCCGGTCGCCATCGGTGCCGCCGTGCTCGTGGCGTCCGGCATGGCGTCCGGCCTCGGGCAGGCCACGCATCATCACCACCACCACGCCCCGCCTGCCGCCGCAGCCACGCCCGCGACCGGGTACGCCGCCCTGGGCAAGCAGATGGCTGCTCAGTCGGGCTGGACGGGCTCCCAGTGGAACTGCCTGGACTGGCTATGGACCCGCGAGTCCGGCTGGTCACGCAAGGCCGAGAACCCGAAGTCCGGTGCCTACGGAATCGCGCAGGCCCTCGGTCACGGCCCCACGAACCAGTACCCGGCCGGCCCGGCCAACCCGCCGGAGTCGGACGCCCGCGCCCAGATCAGTTGGGGCCTGGGATACATCGCGGACACCCCCTACCACACGCACACGCCCTGCCAGGCGTGGGCTCACGAACTGAAACTGGGCTGGTACTGAATGGCCGCCACCGTCCTGGCGCTCGCGCTCATCGGCGCGGGGGTCGTGCTCGTCCGCTGGACGTGGCTCGGCTTCGCGCCGGCCCTGGCGGGCGCGCTGATCCTCCCGCTGCCGTCGTGGCTGGTCACCGCCGTTCACTCTGTCGGACACTAAAGGGAGCACTGAATCATGGGCTGGTTCCTCGTCATCCTCATCGTCCTGGCCGCCGGGGTCTTCCTCTGGTGGCAGTACCGCGGGAAGGGTGCTGCCTTCCTCGAGCCGCTGCTCCAGTGGTGGGATCGCGTCCGCGACCGCCTGGCCACAGCACCCGCCGATGACCCCGGGGCCGCCGCGGCAGCAGCCGCGCCCCCTGCGCCGCTCCCGCCGCCCCCGGCCACGCTGCCTCCTCCCGAGACCGGCGCTCCCGCCGGGACACCGTCAGCGGGTGGTGCGCAGAGCGACCTGCTGTACGCGATCGACGCCCTGGTGGCCGAGGCGTCGCATGGCGACATCAAGGCCGTCCGCCGCGTGGCCGCCACGCTTTCGCAGGCCACTACCGGCATGGGCAGTGCCCTGCGGCGTCTCGGCCAGCGGCTCGGGGAGCCGGACAAGGACTACGGCCCGGAGATCTTTGAGCCATTCATGAGCGGCGGCTCCCAGTGCAGTTCCGCGGGGATGCGCCTCGCCGAGGCGGACGCCCTGCTCCTGTCGCTGATCGGCGCGACCGTGGGCGAACTGGCTGACTCCCCGCGCCGCGCGCCGCACAGCAGCCAGCTGAACGGCGGGAACTGATGCCAGCACAATCCCCGGGCCCTCCGCCGGCCCCGCCCCTGGTCCCGTATGAGACCGAGGCGGAACTGGTCCGTACGCAGCTGCGGATGTGGCGGTTCGCCGCCCGCAACCGGCATGTCACCATCCCCCTCGTCGTCCCGGCCGGCATGCTGGTCGCCGGCGCGGTCCTGGCTGCGGAGCACGCCGGGTTCGAGGCAGGCGTTGCCGGTGCGGCGATCTCCGTGACTACCTGGTTCACGGCCCCGTCGAAATGGTCACCTGAACCGCGGATCAAGGACTGGCGGTGGACCTCCGAGGTTGCCTACGCCCGCAGCACTGCGGGCGGCTCCACGCTCTGGCTATTCCTCGCGGCGATGTTCGGCCCAGGCCAGACGTGGCTGGAACTGATGCTCGCGGCGCTGTGCGCGGCATGGGGTGGCCTGTTCTGGTGGCACAAGCGCCCCCGGGACCGGAAAGCCCGCAGGCGGCACGAGCGCCGCGTGCAGGACCTGAACATGTGGTGGCAGATGAACGCCCCCGGGTGGAGCGCGGGCGGCTCAGGGATCGTCGATGTGCACGACCATGACGGGCTGGAATCCTGGCTGGTGCAGTTGTGGGGCGGCAAGCAGACCCACGGCACCATCAAGGCCCTGCTCCCGCTGCTGGAATCCGCGCTCGGCGGCTACGTCCACCACGGCATGACCCGCTCCGAGATCAACAAAATCAACCCGTCCCAGGTGTGGATCCACCTCAAGCGCGAGGACCCGCTCCGCGAGGCCATCGAATGGGACGACTCGATGGCCTCCGGCGACATCCGCGATCCTGCGCCGCTCGGCATGCGCGAGACCGGCGGCTGGAAGCGCACCAGCCTGCGGAAAGGCTGGTTCGTCATCGGCCGTAGCCGGGCTGGGAAGTCCAACGAGGAATCGGTGATGCTCGCCAAGATCACCCGGTGCCGGAACGCCCGCGCGCTGCTGATCGACCCCAAGGGCGGCCGGGCGTCCCGGCCATGGCTGCCGGCCATCGACTGGGTAGCCACCACGATCCAGGAAGCCCGGCTTGTCCTGGGCTGCATGACCGCCGAGACAGCCGCCCGCGGCATGTACGCCTACAACGGCGAGGAGCAGCTCGACCCGACCGACGAGGTGCCCACCCTGTTCGTGTTCATTGACGAAGCCTTCCTGGTCACTTCCGAGCAGCGCGGCGACGCCAAGTGCGCGGCTGACCTTGCCGCCATCTCTGGAGCCGGGCAGGGCCTGGAGATCTACCCGGTCGTGATGAGCCAGTACGGGGCACTGGACACGACGGTGCGTACCGAGCAGACCCGCTCCAACCTGAACGGGCGGATGTGTTTCCAGACCGAGCACCGCGACCATGGCACCTTTGCGCTGGGCGAGGACGCCCGCGACAGCGTCGACACCACGAAGCTGACCCAGAAGGGCACGTTCTACTTCCGCGCGGACGCGAAAACCTCGCTGGAGCAGATTCGCGCCCCGCACTTCCCGCACTCGCTGTGCCGGCCGACCGCGATCCGCAACGCGGAGCTCACTGGCCTGCACGACCGGCCGCTGCGGCTGTACTGCGGCGCCCAGCCCGTCAGCAGTGAGCCCGGCGCCCCCACGTGGCAGCAGGTCTACGACGAACGCTGGTCGCGCCTCCCGGCCGAGTTCCGCCGTGACGCTCCGCAGGCGTCCGGGCCGGACAACCCCGCTCCCCCGGAGGATGACGCGATGCCCGCGAACAAGATCAACTTCAGGCCCGAGCACCCCGAGGCAGAGCGCATCAACGCCGAGGTGGACGAGGACCCGGACGTCAGCGATGCCGATATCCTGCGCGCCCGCCATGCTGCCACTGACCGCGGTGCGCCGATCGACCTCGGGAGCAAGCGGGACCATGGCCGGCGCCGCTTCGCCGCCCTGCTCCAGGGTGCGCCGGGCGCGCCTTCGGGGATCACGCCCGCTCAGCTCAAGGCCTCGGGGATGGGCCGGACCTTCATCCACCAGCAGCTCAACGCCCTGATCGCCGCCAGTGCAGTGATCAAGGCGGGGGATGGGCTGTACTCGGCCACCGCCGATGTGTGGGCGGCTATGGAGAAGATCCGCCGCGACGGTGATGATCTTGCCGCCGAGGCCCGCCAGATGGCCGGGGTTTGATCACTATGCGTGACACTGTTCGCGAACAGTCGGCGCGGCCACCCGCCCCCGCCCCTACGCGCGTAGGCGCGCGCGAGGGAGACGTGTTCGCTGAACACCCGCGAACACCCCGCGAACAAGATCAACGAACAGCAAACGGTGACGGAGAGTGGGGGACAGGCTGATGAGATTCGCCGCTGCGGTCGGCGTGCTGGTCCTCGCCGCCCTGGTGTTCAATGTCCCGCCCGGCCTGGTCACCGGCGTGGCCCTCGCCGCCGCCGCGTTCTGTTTCTGGCGCGGGCGATGACCGGCACACCAGCCACTCCCGCTGACTCCCGTCACGCCATGAGCCGATGAGCCCGATTCCAGAGAGGGATACCCCGAAGATGACCCCCATGGCTGATCACCGCAAGACCGCACCGGGCAAGTCCAGCGCCAAGGTCCCGGCCTGGGCCGTGCTCATCACCATGGGCGGCACGTCCATCACCCTGAACTTCTGGGACGCCACCCACGCCGCGTCGCCGATGTTCTGGCTGATCGCCGGCCTGAGAGGATTCGCGCCGGTCCTCGCCGCCATGTTCATCTCCGAAGCCGGGGCCCGGTTCGACGGCGGGAAGGTGTTCCGCAGGGTCACCTTCGCGATCATGGGCGGCGCGATGCTCCTGTCCGCCAGCGCCGTCGCCAACGTCCTCCGGCCGTCCTACCCCGCCGGGTGGCTCGGCCTGGGCATGGCGTGGCTGTTCGGCATCGTGCTCGACGCCGCGGCGCTCACCGGCTTGTGGATCATCCTCACCGAGCGGGAGCGCCGCCGCGCGGCCGAGCGCGCGGAGGAAGCCCGCGACGCCGCAGGGGAGATGGCGGAAGCGGTCGCCGCGGCAGAGGCCCGCGTGGCGGAGCAGGCACACGCGGAAGCAGATGAGATGCGGGCCGCGATGGAGGCGGAACTGGCCCGCCTGAGCACGGAACTGACCGCCGCGAATGCGACCGCGGAAGCGCTCCGCGAGAAGGCTACTTCCGCCCGGAAGCGGCGCCGTACTTCCGCCCGGAAGCCGGCCACTACTTCCGCCCGGAACCAGCCGGCCGGAACCGCACCGGAACCGGCCCCCGGTTCCGCCGGAAGTTCCGCCCCGGAAGATGTGCTCGACGTGGACGCTGAGGCGACGCTCCTGGCGCTCATCGAGGAGGGCAAGAGCCCGACCGACGCCCGGATCCTCGCGCTCATCGCCGGGGGCCACAGTGCTTCCGAGGCGGGTGTCCTGGCCGGCAAGAGCGACAGCTACGGTCGCTATGTCGCCCGGCTCGCCAAAGCCGCGAAGAAAGAACCGGCGGGCGGCGAGCGCACCGATGGGGATGTGACGTGATGGGCAACTGGCGCACCGTGAACGTGACCGGCACGATGAGCGCAGCCGGCGCGGCGGCGCTCCGTGCATGGCTCGGCTACACCTATGAGCCGGGCGACGCGGCCCTGGATCACTTCGGCCCGCTGTCGTTCAGCCTGGACAGCCCCAGCCTGTGCGGCCTTGGTGACTGGCCGGCGGAGCAGGTGAGCCGCTGCGGCAACCTCGCCGAGCGGGACTACTCCGTGCAGGACGTGGCGGACGAACTGCGCAAGCTCGTCCACATCGCCCCGTCGATGCTGCTCAAGGTGCACTGCGGCGGCGAGTACGAGTCGGGGGAGTGCGTAGCCACCATCTCAGTCGGTGAGGGCGTCGTGGCCATCGGAGGCCCCGAGCGGGAGACGGTCGACGGGCCGTCAGAGGCCCAGATCCTCGGGAACTTCGCCAGGAACCTCCTGCGGTGAGCGCCCCGTCCTGAACCACCCGTCTCCTGGTGCCACAATGGGCACCGTCCGCACCAGGGAGCGGAGGTGGCCGGTGGGACGCAAAGGCTGGCAGTTCAGTTTCCGCGGCGAGCACCAGGACCAGGCCGCAGTCACGGACGGGGCCGGGGATCCCTGCGCCCGCGGGATCCGCTGCGAAGAGCGCGACTATCAGGGCAACGCCAGATGCGGCCCGCGGACGTTCTGCGAGACCGACTCCCGCTACATCCGCCGCGCTATCACCGATCTGCCCCGGACTTACATCGAGGTGCGCACCCTGCTGGCCCGCACCGAGCAGGCCGGGGAGCGCGTGTCCGGTTCCCGCGAGCCGCCGATGCCCCTCGCCGCGGACGTCCAGGAGTTCATGCGGGAGATCCTCCTCATAGCGTGCTCCTGGGAAGAGGTCGTCCGGACCGCGGCCCGGTCATCGGACTACCCGGACGGCAGGCGCCGGGATTCTGTGCAGCTCGCCGCGGCCTGCAAGACGCTGGACATCAACTTCGAGGCGCTGCTGAACCTCGGTCCCTGCGACCTGGTCCGCCCGGCCACCCGCAGGCGGGTAGACCAGGTCATCGAGGAGCACGGCGACGAGACCGGCTCGAACCTGATCCGCTACGACACCTCCGGCGATGCGTGGGAGAACGTCACCCTGGACGGCACCGCCGCGGCGCTGGAGTTCCTCGCGCTGAACGGCCGGGCCCGCGGCATGCTCGGCATCTCCCGCCAGCGCCGCCGCATCACCGAGGTTCCCTGCGATGACTGCAAGGCGAAGACCCTGGTCCAGTACGAGGCCCGCGACGGCGGCTGGGACCCGGTCGTGAAGTGCACGAACTGCCCGAACGTCTACAGCGGCCCCAGGTACGAGCTGCTCATGGGCCGCGCCTACCAGGTGCAGCTCGAGAGCCTCGGCAAGGCGTCCTGACAGGCCCGGCTTGACCGGGGTAAACCTGATATGCAACGCTACGGCCCTAGATACGCATGCCCGCTGGCAGCCCTCCCGGCTCCCGGTGGGTTTTTTCATGCCCCGGGGGTGGATCATGGCCCCCAGGCGCACCCTTGAGCCCGGGGACCTGGTGACGCCCACCCAGGCGGCCAGGATGCTGGCCGTCAACCCCGTCACGGTGCGTTCCTGGATTCACCGCTACGGTCTTGAGCCGCTCGGGAACCTCGGCCGCTGGCCGGCGTACGACTTCAACGAGATCGCCACGGTTGAGGCGGCCCTGCGCCGCAGCGAGGCAGCCTGAGCACGATAGGGTGGGAATGCCGCCATTCCGGCGCTCCCTCCCTGGTCAGCCGCACGTCAGGTCTCCCCGCCATGCCCTCGCACGCGCTCGTCTACATCGCCATCGCCGCCGCCTGGATCGCCTTCGCCGTGATCGTGGTCATCGTCCAGGCCCGCGCCCAGAAGCACCTCGAAGAGCCCCGCGCGGACGAGCCCGGCGAGCCTGAGGAGCCGGAACCGGAACTCGAAGCCGCAGCCTGACCCCCCGGGCGGGAGCGTGACCGTGGCTGACGCTGCACCGCTCCCGGCCGCCTATCCCCAGGCCCTCGCCCTGGCCGTGCAGCTGTACGCCGTGCGGGAGGACTGCGACGGGGAGATGGTCCTGCACGCTGCGGACATCTTCTGCGAGCGGCTCTCCAGATGCCCGCCTGCGCTGCCTGACATCGGGCAGCAGATCATCACGGCCCTCGCCAGGATCCTCGCCAACCAGGAGAAAATCATGAGCTCACAGTCCGACATCGACGCCGCGACCGCTGCCCTGACCGCCCTGACCGGCGACGTGGCCACGAACGTGGCCCAGCTCGTCAACGTGGACGTCCCCGCCATCCAGGCTGCCCTCGCCGCGCTGCCCGCCGGCGTGGACACCACCGCGCTGAACGCGGCCGTGAGTGCGGCGCAGGACACCGCGTCGTCGCTCGACTCGTCCGTGTCCAGCGTGACCGCCCTGACGTCCCCGCCCGCACCCTCGGCCTGAGTGCTGCCTGAGATCAACGGGCAGGCCATGAACCCCCGCCTCACCGCCGTAGGCCATGGAATGCGCCCGAAGTGCGGCGGCACGAACCGAGACGGCGGCCGGTGCGGGAACACCGCCGGCAAGGGCACCGACCACCTGGGCACAGGCAACTGCTCCAACCATGCCGGCAGCACGCGCAACGGCCGGACCGCCGCCGCCAAGGAGCAGGCCCGCGACGAGGTGATGCGGCTCGGCTTCGAGCCCGTCGCCGACCCGCTGGCCCAGCTCGCCGCGGTCGCGGGTGAACTGGTCGCCGTCAAGGACGCCCTCCGCGAGCATGTGGAGCGCCTGACCCAGATCCGTACCCTGTCCGCGGAAGGCACAGAGCAGGTCCGCGCCGAACTGTCCGCCTACCAGCAGGCCCTCCGCGACACCGTGAGTGTCCTCGCGGTGATGGCCCGGCTGAACATCGGCGAGCGGATGGCCAGGGTCTCCGAGGCGCAACTGGAGCTCATGGAGAAGGCGCTGCGGGCCGCGCTGGCAGACACCGGGCTCGGCCTGGAGGAGCAGGACAGGGCCGCACATGCCTTCACCCGCCACCTGCGCGCCGTCTGACCCGCTGCTCGGCCGGCTGGCCGACCGGCTTGAAGCGGCGCCCCGTGACCCGCGGCTGGCCTGGCGGCGCACCGCGCGCCCCGACCAGCTGCCCCCCCCGGGGACCTGGAGAACGTGGCTCGTCAGGGGGGGCAGGGGGAGCGGCAAGACAAAGGCGGGCTCCAGCACCCTCGCTGACTGGATTCTGAGCGACCCGGAGCCCGGCGAGTGGGGTATCTGCGCGCCGACCTACCGGGATGCCTGGACGGTCTGTGTCGCCGGCGAAGCGGGCATCCTGCAGGCCCTCGGCACCAGCGAGGCCGAGGTCAAGAACCACACCAGCAGCGTGGTGGAGTACGCGCACCGCTCGTACGGCGAGATCAGGCTGCGCAACGGGCACGTGATCCGCGTCGACTCCGCCGACGATGGCGCGCTGCGCGTCCAGGGCCACAACCTGCGCGGCCTGTGGGCGGATGAGCTGGGCCTGTGGCAGCGGTGGCAGGTGGCCTGGGATGAGTCGATCGCCTACGCCGTCCGCCACGGTGCCGCGCGGATCGTTGCCACGGCCACCCCGAAGATCTCCCGCCCCGCCGCGAAACTGATCCGGCGCCTCATCCGCGATGAGGGCTCGGGGACCGTCGTCACCCGGCTCCGCACGATCGACAACATCGCCAACCTCGCGCCGGCCTTCGTCCAGTCCGTCGTGGCCCGCGCCACGGGCACCCGGCTGGAGCGGCAGGAGCTTGAGGGCGAGCTCCTCGATGACGTCGAGAACGCCCTCTGGACCCGGGATCTGCTGGAGTCCATCCAGGAAGACGACATCCCCGGCGGCCCGGATGCCCGGCTGTCGCAGGTCTACGTCGGCGCTGACCCCTCGGACGGCTCCGAGGAGTCCGACGAGTGCGCCTACACGGTGTGCGGCATGGGCATGGACCGCCGACTGCACGTCCCCGAGTCGTGGGGCGGCCGGATCGGCGCGGTGCCGTTCCTCAAGCGCGTAGTTTCCGCGGCTGACAACTGGCACGGCACGGTGGTGCTGGAGAAGAACCACGGCGGCGCCTACCTGGAGGCCACGCTGCGCCAGGTGATGCGGGACATGAGCGTCTCCGTCCCGTACATGGTGGTGCACGCCAGCCAGGCCAAGCGGACCCGCGCCGAGCCGGTCGCTGCGCTGTATGAGCGGGGCATCGTGCGGCACGCCCGCGGCCCGCACGTCGAGCTTGAGGACCAGGCGGTCACCTTCACGGGCGCGGCCGGTGAGCGGTCACCCGACCGCCTCGACTCCCTCGTGTGGGCCTGCACGCCGTTCCTGGAGCACGACTTCGACCTGTCCGCCAGCCGCCAGCCGCCCGGCCCTCGCCGCTGGGCCGCCGCTGCCGAACTGGAGCAGATGGGGCAGGACCCGGCAGCGAAGCTCCGTGCCCGCCTCGGCGGCCGTGACCGCGACGGCGGCTGGGACAGCCTGGACTCGTGGGCACCGCAAGACGACGACGGCAGGCCGGAGCGCCCGAACGTCCGGGCGTGGCGCTAACCGGAGGCGGCTAGCGGTGCTCGTGCTTGCCGGCCGGTGGGGCCTGGCAACTGTGATCAAGGACCGTGCAGGCCACGGCACTGCGGCCTAAACGGAGGCTGAGCACCATGGCCTCACCTGTAGTACGGCTCAGCGTCCCGGAACCAGTGCTCGCGGCCATCGACGAGGTGCGCGGCGAGGAATCCCGCTCAGCGTGGATCCTGGGCGCGATCGGCCTGCGGCTGTCCCCGGTGACCGAGCCAGTCATCGAGGCCGCGACGGAGCCACCCGGACGGCACGTGCGCCCTCCGTGCCCGCACCCGAAGGGCGTGCGGCAGAAGAACGGCTCCTACTGCCCCCGGTGCGGAACTGGCGGGCTGGGCTGAGCGTCAAGCCCTGCGGCCTTCAGGTATGCCGACAGCGCCTCGGCGAGGATGCGGTTGACCGGCTTGCCCGTCTCGGCTGCGTGCCTGAGCAGCAGCGCACGATCGCCCTCCGGTGGACGGAAGGCGATCGGCGGGTGCTTGTGCTGGCTAGGCATGACCGTCTTTGGTGAAGCCATAGCCAGCACCGTTGCTCCAGGTGATGACTTCGTCATTCAGGTACGCATGACCACGGATGCACGCGACGTCCACGGCTTCCTCGATGTCGCTGGTCTCCAGCCAGCGGGAACCCATGCACGGGTCGATCTGGTGGCGGTCTTTTAGCTGGGCGAGGATCTGCTGCCTGGTCATCCCGTGCTCTCTCTCTAGGTGGTAGTACCACTCTAGCGGTGGCAATACCACCCTGTCAAGCGCTACGGGAGGTGCCATGACCGCGACCGACCGCCGGGACAAGCTCCGCGCCGCCGTCGCCCGCGCGCTGGCCGAGCGCTGCCCCGCCGAGGACTACGGCTACGACGTGGGCCCCTCACTCGTTCCCGGCCCGCAGGGCTTCACCGCCGGCTACATGGTGATCATCTCCTGCCGTTCCCCGGTCCTCGTCCCGCCCCGCATGGCCCACGCCCAGCTCATCCCCGACGCCTGGCCCGACGACGCGACCCTGTCCGCCGCGGTGGGCATGTGCCTGGACGAGCTGGCCGCGGCACGGAAGAAGCTGCTGGAAGTTCCGGCCAGCGCGGGCAACGGGCATGGTGCCGGGCTGGTGAGCGGCTAGGAGGCCCGTTGGAGCCGTACTGGTCCGACGACCTCGTGACGCTGTATCACGGCGACTGCCGGGAAGTTGCCGAGTGGCTGGCCGCTGACGTGCTCGTGACCGACCCGCCGTACGGGCGGAACTGGAAGCAGGGGGATACCGGCAAGCTCTACCGCTGCCCGAACAATGCCATTGGTGGCATCGCAGGCGACGAAGGCACCACTACTCGTGACGAGGCCCTGACGCTCTGGGGCGGTGGGTGCGCTGTCGTCTTCGGTGACCTGATGCTGGCGCCGCCCGCTGGGACCAAGCAGGTCATGGTGTACGCCAAGCCGCAGGGCGCGGGAGTCAGGGGGGCAACAGGTGGTTTCCGCCGGGACGCGGAAGCGGTCTACCTCGTCGGCCCATGGGGCAGCGGTATCGGGGGCCAGTCGAGCATCCTGACGACCGGAGCCCGGGGCGTGGCGAGCACCTACGGTCTAGCGATCCGCCACGGCCACCCGCACGCGAAGCCCGTCGACGTGATGGAGACTCTGATCGCGGCCTGCCCGCCAGGGGTGATCGCGGACCCGTTCGCCGGCTCAGGCAGCACTCTCGTCGCCGCGCGCAACCTCGGCCGCCGCGCGATCGGCATCGAGATCGACGAACGCTACGCCGAGCAAGCAGCCCGCCGCCTCAGCCAGATGGTGCTCGCCTGAGCAGCGGGAGGTAGCCGTGGCCACCATCCTCTACACGGCGCTCGTGGACCTTGAGGTCTCCTCGGTGATCGCCTCGTGGCCATGCCCGGCCGGGAACGTGCTGCCGCTGGACCCGGCCAAGCCGTCCACCATCGCACTCCTGGCTGCGGGCAAGATCGCGGTCGCTGACCCGGATTCTGTGGACAACACGACGCCGGCGAACGTTTTGCGAGGGCAGCCCGGCATCAAGGTCGGGGTGTCGAACTGATCAGCGGCCGATGACGAGCCGGTAGCAAGCCTGGCACTGCATCCTCGGCAGGTGCGGCCGGAAGGCGTGGGGCGGCGGCTGCCATGGCGCCCCAGTGCATGCGGTCCTGGCCCGGTCATCGTCGCGGACAAGGTGGATCACCGGCAGGCCGCCGCGCTCCGGGTGCAGGGCGAACTCGGTGAGCGTCATCTCCTGCCGGCCATGCTCCCGGCACCGCATCACGCCGTCCCATGTCAGGGCCTCGGCGGGCGGCATCGAGGCCCGCAGGATGTCCTGCCAGCCGTGCGGTAGTTCCCGCTCCAGGCCGCACTCCGGGCACCAGGCGATGAACCAGCCCTCGCGGCGGGTGATGTCGATAACGCTCGGCGGCTCCATTCCCGCAGCGTAACCGGAGGGAGCGCATCCAGTGGCTCCTGACCCGCAGACCGCCCGGATCGTCGCCTTCCCCGACCTGAAGCCAGCGACACGGAAGCAACTGCTCGGCGCGGAGATCGGGTCCGAGTTCGATCTTCTGGGCAACCGCATGTTCGGCCTGTTCGGCACCGATGGCTCGGTGTTCGACTATGGCCAGGTCACTTCCCGGGACTTCCAGGTCATGATCGAGAGGGATGGACAAGCCGCTGCCCTGGAAGCCGTCCTGACCCTGCCCATCCGGCAGGCGGCCCGCGCGATCGAGCCGGCGAAGGGCGACAAGGGCGAGGCGGAGTTCTGCAACTCGGTGCTGATGGACCCGCACACCTCGGGCGGCATGAAGACGCCCATGTCGGAAGTGGTCGGCCAGGTAACGGGTGCCCAGATCTACCGCAAATCGTTCCATGAAAAAGTCTTCACGATCCGGGATGACGGCAAGATCGTTTACGACAAGCTGGCGTTCCGCCCCGCCGCGACCTGCGAACTGAAGCGCGACCCGAAGAACGGCGCGATCACCGGGTTCCGCCAGCAAACCTGGTTGTGGGGTGCCCAACTCGCCCAGCAGAAGCAGAGCAAACTGCCCGGTTACGTGGATGTGAGCCGTATCCGTTCGCTGATCCACATCAACGGGAAGCACCGCCAGCCGCTGACCGGCACGTCCGAGTTGGAACTGTGCCACTGGGCGTACCGCACGAAGACCAAGCTAATTTTTTTGTGGTATCAGTTCCTGGAATCCCAGAGCCTCCCCAAGGTCATCGTGTACGGCCAGGACCAGCGCGAGGCCAACGCGAAGGCTGACGACATCGCCTCGCTGCGGTCCTCCGGCGTGGTGGGCTTCGCCCGCGACCCGGCCGGGGCCAAGACCTTCGAGGTCCTGGCCAGCGACGGCAAGGGTGCCGGGCAGTTCGCCGACGCCCTCAGCTTCCTCGAGACGTGGCAGACGGGGAGCGTCCTGGCCGGGTTCACCGGCCTCGCCTCCCTCGCCTCTCTCGGCCGCGGCTCGCTGGCGCTGTCCCAGGACCAGAGCGCGTTCTTCCTCAAGTCCCGGCAGGCCATCAGCCAGGAGATCGCCGAGACGATCACCCACGACGTCATCGCCCCCCTGGTGACGCTGAACTTCGGCCCGGGCGCGAGCTTCCCCACGTTCAAGTTCGGCGCCCTGACCGATGAGAGCCAGGCGTCGCTGGTGGGCTTGTTCCAGTCCCTCGCCGTCGCGCCATCCCTGCAGGTGCCGCCCGCGATCCTGGACCTGATCACCGAACGGCTGGCGACGGTGCTGGACCTGGACGTCGACGCGGTGGCGGCGATCGTGCAGCAGGGCGCGAAGGACCGCGAGGCGCAGGCCACCGCGCAGGCACCGCCGGGGATGCCGCCGAAGGCAGCGGCGCAGCTCGGCCACCTCGCCGGCGGGGTGAACGCGGCGGCGAAGGTCGCGCAGCAGGCTCTGGTGCGCGGGTCGAAGGCACCGCTGCCGGAGGACATCAACGAGCCGTTCAGCGTGCCTATCCAGGGTGTCCCGAAGGCCTAGGTGCTATTCCTCCGGGTAGGCCCGGCAGCAGCACCTTTCCATGTCTTCCGCGTAGCCCATGAGCCAGTCGCTCTCGCAACTGGTGCAGCAGTTCCCGCGATGCGCGGTCGTGGTGCAGTAGAAGCGGTCCCAGAAGGCAGACGGCGCGCGCCGCAGTTGCCCGCGATAGCGGTCGAACCACCGGACCTGGCTGCGCGGGCCCCACTTGGCCACGACGTCCGGCGGCAGCCCGCCAGCGGGTGGGTACCGGGGCTGGTAAGCCGGATCTTCAAGCGGCGTGGCCGTGGTCATGGCTCTGACGCTAGCCGCGAGGTGACCTGATGCCAACTGCCACCCAGGCACCACCACAGCAGCCCCAGCGGCAGCCGCCATCCTCGCCGCCCTCGGCGCGTACTTCACCGCCCAGGCCCTCACACGGGGCGTGAAAAACAGGGGGCATGCAGGGGTGTCATACGGGCAGCTGTCGGCACTGACCGGGTAAGCTTTTCCAGAAGTGGCCCCGCGACGGGCGAACGTCCGGGGCCGGTGACCCACACCGACTACCAACACCCGGTGCAGATGTTCCGAGCATACAAGTTCCTCCTGCGGCCGACCTCTAAGCAGGTCACTGCACTTGAGGCGTGCCTGGAGGACACGAGGCAGTTGTACAACGCCGCCCTTGAGGAGCGGCGGGAGGCGTGGCGGATGGGCCATCGCCAGGTCACCTTCTACAGCCAGGATGCTCAGCTTCAGGAGATCCGCCTGGCCGACCCAAACGGTGTCGGCCGATGGGCCTTCGCCTGTGAGCGCGCCGCCATCCGCCGTCTTGACTGGGCATTTGCGGCGTTCTTCCGCCGCATAAAGGCCGGAGAGCGATCCGGGTATCCACGATTCAAGAGCCGAGGCCGGTTCGATTCGCTGGAGTGGGCCGCTGTAAAGGCCGGTGCCTGCTGGGATTCTGTCCCGCACCCAACCGTGACGCGCGTCCGCTTCCTCGGCATCGGCCACGTCCGGGTCCACCAGCACCGGACCGTGAAGGGGCGCGTGAAGACCATCACCGCCAAGCGCGAGGGCAATCGCTGGTACGTGATCCTGGCGTGCGACGACGTTCCCGCCGAGCCGCTCCCGGCCACGGGCGCGGTGGTTGGCATCGATATGGGCGTGACGCACTTCCTGTCTACCTCGACCGGGAAGCACGTCCCCAACCCAAGGTACGGCGCAGCAACGGCAGACAAACTTGCGGCGGCACAGCAGTCCCTAGCGGGATTCCCTCAGCGCAGGGCACAAGATCGGACGCGCAAACACCGCGTCGCTGCGATGAAGGTTTCCCGTCTGCATACCAAGATCCGCCGACAGCGCTTGGACCACGCCCATAAGACCGCACTCCGCCTCGTCCGCGAGAACGACGTTGTAGCGCATGAGGCACTCCAAGTCACGAACATGACCCGCCGCCCGAGGCCGCGTCCGGCGGAAGACGGCTCGTGGGAGCCGAACGGTGCGGCGGCCAAATCGGGGCTTAACAGATCGATTCTCGACGCGGGATGGGGGGTGTTCCTGCGAGTCCTCGCCGAGAAAGCGGAAGAAGCTGCCCGGATGATCATCGCAGTGAACCCCGCCTTCACCTCGCAGCGGTGCGCCCGGTGCGGGCATATCGCCGAGGAGAATCGCGATGGGGGGGCTTTTTGCTGTCTCGGGTGCGGGCACGAGGCCCACGCCGACGTGAACGCGGCAATCAACATTCTCAGGGCCGGGCTGGCCCTTCAGGCAGCGGAAGCCGCCTGAGAAGCTGTCCCCTAGACGGCGGAGTCACCTTGAACGGGGCTCTCATTCGGAGGTGCCTGTTTGCCAGTACAGGCGGCACCTCAGCAGCAGGCCGTTCCGCCCCAGCAACGACCTGCCGATTATCAGCTCATTGAGCTGATAATCGCTGCGCTTGCCGCGTACTACACCGCGAAGGCTCTCACGGCGGCCCTCCGCGCCCCGTTCAAGGCCGCTGGCATCTCAGGTGCCGCTCTTGCCGCCGTGGCGTCCCTCGTAGCCTCCTGGCCGCACGAGGTGATGGAAGGGACCGGCCCCGCCACGCGATGGGCCGTGAGGGCCAATCTCACCAGGAGGGCGAGCTTCTTCCTGGCGGCGGCGAAGCGTGTGCAGCAGGCCGTCGTCGCGGCACGCTCCCAGGGCCAGCCGGTCACGCAGGCGGCACTGGACGCACTCGGGGATGAGCGGCGCTGGTTCAATGCACACGTGGCCGCCGGGCAGCAGAGGATGGCCGCAGCGGCAGCGGTTGACGGCGCGGCGGCCATGCACGGGCCGTTGCTCTCGTGGAATGCCGTGATCGACCCGAGATGTACGCCGGAGTGCCGGACAGCGGACGGGAAGTCCTTTTACGCGGACCGTCCGCCGAAGATCGGCTACCCCGGCACCACGCACCCCAACTGCCGCTGTTTCCCGGGCCCGCCGCACCCTGGCGCTCCTGTGCTGCCGTAGTTACCCTGTGCTGGTGGATGGCATCGACGGTGAGTATTTCGCCTATCAGCCACGCGGCCCGCGTGATGTGATCCGCTGCCTCCTGCGCCGTCACCGCACCGCGATGTCCGGCTACCTGCCCGAGGGCTCGTTCGCAGAGCGCTGCACCTGCGGGGCGAGCCGCTACGACGGCGGCCGGTGGCTGCATGACGGCAAGCCGTTCCGCCTCGTGGGGCGCGAGCGGTCGGAGCTGCTGATCGCCGCCGACCATGAGCGGCTGCACGGCCTCGTCCAGGCGCTGGATCTGGTGGAGGACGTCATCGACCGGACCCGCCAGGAGTCCTAGCCGGCTGGCAGTTCGCCCGCCGCCATCTCGCGCATCGTCTCCAGCCCCTCCGGTGACGCCATCCACGCTCGCGCCTCCTCGTTGCTGCCTCGGAACTCCCCGGCCTTGACCTGCCGGATGAGGTCACGCAGCAGCGGCCGGGAGTCCCGTGGCGTGGCTGGTATCGCGGCGAGCGCGGACAGGTCCCGCACCAGCGCCATCAGCGGGAACGTGAACTCGCTCAGGTAGTCGTCGTAGTGACCGTCGACCGCCCGCCTGATCATCTCGCGGGGCACGCCGGGGATCGCGGACAGCGCCCGCGCGAGTCTTGCGCTTGTGTGCTCCGTCACGCCCACGCATGCTACGCCGGGGCGGTGACATGGCCGCAGGCGTCTCGGATCCGCACGCCGCGCTGGCCACGCCGGGGAAGCTGACCACGGCGCAGGAAGTGAAGCTCCAGCTGGCCCGCGACTACCCGCCAGGCGCCCTTGCCTGGGTGGACGACCTGACCTGGACACCGGGCCCGGTGCTGGTGCCCCTCGGCCAGATCGACCGCAGCGCTGCCGACCCGAACTGGGCACTCGCGGCGAAGGACAAGCCGAAGATCGCCGCGTTCGTGGCCCGGATCCGCTCGGGCACCCGCAAGCCCGTGGTCGCGGTACGCAGGCCCGGCACGAAGCTCCTGCGCCTGGTTGACGGTCACACCCGCGCCCTGGCCTGCCAGGCGCTCGGCCAGCCGGTGACGGCATGGGTGGGCACCGCGAAGACGGCGAACGGCCCGTGGGACCAGGTGCACAGCAGGCAGGCGGGCTGATGGACCTGACCGCGCAGACGGCGACCGCCTCCACGGTGCATCACCCGTTCGGCAGCCCGTCCGGCCCTGGCCTGTTCCGGGTCAAGGGCCTCCAGTTGCCCGCCTACATACAGAACGTCGCGCACGCTCTCCAGCGGAGCGGCAGCGCCAAGGACGAGAGCACTGCCATCGAGATGGCGGTAGGCATAATCCGCCGCTGGGCGGCCGGTGACGCCGGGCACGGCAAGCGCGTCCACCCGGATGTCCAGGCCGCAGCCACCCGTGCTCTCGCCGAATGGGAAGCCGCGAAGGCCCGCGCTCATGCTCACTCAAACCAGGGCGGTGACGGCGTGGACCTGTCCAGTGACCTCGGCGAGGCCATGGCCCGCTCCTGGCTGGAGCTGGCACTGGTGGCACCCGGTGGCGGAGGCGGCACCAGGAGCGCCAAGCCAGCCGCGACGGCGAAGCCGGCCACCGCCGCGCAGGTGAACATCGCCACGGGTGCGACCGGCCCGAGGGCGAAGAGCAGCGGCAAGGGCGGCGGCGGGAAGCAGCAGCCGACCGGCGGCGCGTCCGACTCCCTGCACCCGCATGTCGCGGCCGGGAGTTCCGCGGGCGGCCAGTTCGCCAAGAAGGGCAGCGGCTCCAGTTCCTCGGGGAGCACCGGGAAGGCCAGCACGGCAAAAACCGCGAAAGCCAGCACGGCAAAGAAGGCGGCCCCGAAGAAGGCTGCCGCGAAAGCCCCGGCCGGCAAGGCTGCCACCAGCAAGGCCGCGCCACCGAAGACCGCCGCGAAGACCCCGGCTAAGGCCAAGACCCCCGCCAAAGCGAAGCAGCCCGCCAAAGCCAAGCAGCCCGCCAAGACCTCGCCGAAGATGACCGGCAAGCCAGTCCCGAAGCCCGCGACCCGCCAGCAGGCCCTCCAGAAGCGCGCCGGGCTCCTGAAGCAGGCCGCCGGCGACCGGGCGAAGGCGAAGGCGATCAACGCCCGGATCGCGAGCCTCACCGCGTCGATCCACTCGGCAGTCAAGGCGGCGGCGGCACAGAAGGCAGCGGCGGCGAACAAGAAGTCCGCGACCGCCAAGGCGTCCACTGCGGTCAAGGCTGCCGCTACCGCTCCTGCCGCTGCTACCACCACGACCACCGCAGCGGGCACCACGGCCACCACGACTGCGGCCACCACGACCGCGGCGAGCACCACGGCGACCGCGGCGAAGAAGACGGCCACGATCTCCCAGATGCGCGCTACCCGCAAGACGCTGCGGGCCCGGGTGGTGACCCTGAAAGCCCACGCGGCCGGGCTGGACCAGCAGGCAGCGGCGATCAAGCTCGCGGCTGGCGGCGATGACGGCACACGGTTCCTCGAGATGGCGTTCGCTGAGGCCCTCACCGAGCGTGTCCCGCCCGGCAAGCGCGAGGGGGGCCAGTTCCACGCCCGGACCTCCCTGACCCGCCACGACACGCCAGAGGAAGCCGCACGGGCGGTGAACGCGATGGATGCCCCACAACGGGCGGCGATGCGATCAGTCATACTGCCCCCGCCTGGCTTTGAATGGACCACCGCAGACCGTCTCGCCGTGGCTGCGCTCTAGTCCTGTGCGTGATCCGCTCTGCGTTGGAGTGCTTCTTCGATCATGATGATGACCATGCTGTTGAGCGAGCGGCGTTCGGCCTCAGCGGCAGCCACAAGCACGGCGTGGATGTCGTCGGGGACACGCAGGTTGACGTGCTTCATGGGACCATAATTGCGCTAGAATGGTCCCATGTCCAGGTACCGGCTGTATCCGACAGTGCCGCAGGAGGCAATCCTGCGGCAGCACTGTGCGCATGCGCGGTACATATGGAACCTAGCCGCCAGTCTGCATGACTTCGGCCGACTGGAAACCTACGGCAACGCCTCCCGTCGCACGGATCGGGACGGGAACACCTGCATTCACCAGAAACGGCGTCCGACCGTCCCGCTACCGGGACTCATGGAACAGTGCCGGATGCTGACCGAAGCGCGTGCCGAGTTTGAGTGGCTAGCCGCAGGCTCGGTGAACGTCCAGCAGCAGGCGTTGCGGGATTTCGAGCAGTCCTTCCGGTACTTTCTGGCTGGCACGCACGGCTACCCCGGCCGCCGGAAGAAGTACCGGAACGAAGGCTTCCGGATTACGGGCAGGCGCGGTCCCGGCGGGGGCTGTAGTTGGGATGCCCGGCGCCTCAACCGCCGATGGGGCCAGGTGAAGATCCCCAAGGTCGGCTGGGTCCGGTTCCGCTGGTCCCGCACCGTCCCTGAGTGCAAGTCCTTCCGGGTAACCCTGGACCGGTCCGGGCGCTGGCACGTGGGCTTCGCTGTTATTCCGGCACCGATCCCAGGCCCCGGCACGGGCGAGGTCGTAGGCATCGACCGGGGTATAGCAATCACTGCCGCACTATCAACGGGCGAGACCCTGCACTGCCCCGGCCTCCCGGTGCAGCAGGAAGCCGCGCTGCGGAAAGCCGAGCAGCGTGCGGCGCGAGCGCCGAAGGATTCCCCGGCAAAGGCCGCCGAGTACGCCAAGCTTGGCCGGCTGCATGCCCGCAGCGCTGACATCCGCAAGGACTGGGTAGAGAAGACTTCCACGGGACTGGCCCGCCGATTTGATGTGATCCGCTTTGAAGATCTGCGGATCGTGAACATGACGGCCAGCGCCAAGGGCACCATTCAGCGGCCAGGCAAGAACGTTGCGCAGAAATCCGGGCTAACCCGGGCCATCCTTGCGCAGGGCTGGGGAATGCTGGCCCGGCGCACCGAGGACAAAGCGCCGGGCCGGGTGGAGAAGGTCAGGGCCGCCTACACCAGCCTGCGTTGCAGCGGCTGCGGTTGGATCGACAAGAACTCGCGCAAGAGCCAAGCCGAGTTTGTCTGCACCAACTGTGGCTTCACCTGCAACGCGGATCTCAACGCCAGTATCAACATCGCGGCAGGGCATGCCGGAGGGGCGACACCGAGCGTCCGTGAACCTCTGGAAAGTGCTGCATAAGCACACCAGGAATCGCCGTCCTTAGGGTTGGCGAGGATGTCAAGCGATGGGTGAGCGCAGACCGCAGGTGCGGGCTACGACCCTTCCACCGCCCGGATACTCCTGGGCGCGGGGTGACCGGCTGGCAGTGGCGTCCTAACCCCCGGTCTTCACTGGCAGGCAGGACAGAACTCTCCGGAATCGCGCGTGATCCAGTTGCCGGGCAGTTGTGGCTGGTCAAAGTCCAGGCGCTCCGAAGCGCCGCAGCCGTTGCAGGTGACAGCGATGAACCGGCCCGTGACGGGACCAAAGCCGGGTGGCACGCAGTCTTTCAGCTCACGTGCCCGCTGCGCGAAGCCGGCGTCATCATCAATGATCTCGGTGTGCGCAGTGACTCCGTGCTGCCTGCTGACCATGAGGCGCTGACGTTCCCGCATAAGCCAGATGATAGGGCTCAGGGAGGCAGGGCAGTGAAGACACCGCCACCGCAGCGCGCCGCAGGCCGCAGGAAGCTCGCGGCCATGGGACAGGCGCTGCCCGCTGCGCCCGGCTCGCCGCCGAGTTTCCCGATCCCCAACGTGGACTACCTCAAGCGCGCGATCCGCTCGGTCGGCCGCGCTCCCGCCTCCAAGCGCCCGGCCCTCGCCGCGCTGATCCGCAAGCGGGCCAAGGAGCTCAAGGCCACGAACGCGCCGGGCGTGAAGGGCACCTGGGCATTCCAGGCAGCGAACGACGGCCCGGCCGTCGAGCTGACCGGCCCGAAGGGCTACAGCCACGGCTGGGTCTTCGAGGGCACCAAGGGTCAGCTGGTCCAGCACATGACCGAGCATCACAGCGGGGTTCCCGCTGGCGGCCGGCGGGTCGGCCCCAAGAGCCCGTCGATCGCCCAGTTGCAGGCTGGCCACGCCGAGCAGCACCGGATGCGCGGCGACCTTGACCACACGCACCCCAGTGCACCGGATCTGTCCACCCGGGAAGGCCGCGCCGCAGCCGTCGCCAAAGCCGACATCGGCACGCCGGCCGGGCGGGCACTGGTCGCCCGGGCGCAGCGCGCATCGCTCGCGAGCGCCTCCACCACGCGCCTGGCCGCAGAACACGGGAAGGTGATCGAGATGGCCGCAGCCCGCAGGATGCCGAAGGTCCGCGGTGCCGCCGACGTGCAGATGAGCCGCTCCGGCCCCGGCACCATCACCGTGCAGCACAAGAGCACCGGCATGAAGGTCGGCACCCTGGCCGCGAAGGGACGCGGCTACCAGGGCACCCACGCCTCGGGAGTCAAGGCCCCCGCGTCAGGTTCGCAGCAGGGTGCGCTGGCCGGGCTGATCGCCGTGCACAACCGCCTCGCCGCTGGCTCGAAGTCCGGCACCGCGATGGTACCCGCCCAGCAGATGGGCGTGGCCGCGAGCAACGACGACGGGAAGGCCGTGGACCTCGCCGGGTCGCTCCCGGTCACGTCGAATGCCTCATCCTCTGACGGCCCCCGGGTGACCACCATGGGAAGCGGGAAGCCAGCCGGCAGCGGCGGTCCGTCTGGCCTGTCCCCCTACGCCCAGGCCGTCTACAAGAAGCTGATCGCCAAGGGCATGAAGCCCGCCCAGGCCGAAGCGCTGGCCAGGCGGGCTGCGGCGATGCACCAGAAGGCGGCAGCATGACCGCGCTCCTGACCCCCTATGACAAGGGCAGCGCCCAGCCTGCGGGCCGGCGCATCTGGCGCAAGCAACTCCTGCCCGTAGGCACCATTGACTACAAGGGCCGCAAGATCCGGTTCGACCGCCAGTACCTCACCGAACTGGCCGCGGCATTCCGGGACCGCGCCTATGACCAGGTGCCCTTCCAGATCGCGCCGGGCGACAACTCCCACTCCAACGACCCGGAGCGCTTCCGCGGCGAGGTCGCGGCGCTCGAGATGACCGACGACGGCCTGGACGTGATCGTCGCGGCCACCGAGGACGGCGACGCGCTGCTGCGCTCCAACCCGCACCTCGGCGTGTCGGCCCGGATCGTGGAGGACTATGCCCGCGCGGACGGCCGGAACTTCCGGATCGCCCTCCAGCACGTCCTCGGCACCCTGGACCCCCGCATCACCGGGATGCGCCCGTGGCAGGCCGTGGAGGCATCCAACGAGGACGGGGAAGTCCTGGACCTCACCGACACCGACTACGCCGCCCCGGAAAGTCCCACGGCCGGGAAGCACCGCAAGACGGAACCGCAGGACACACCACCAGCCGACCCCGGCACTCCCGCAACGGAGGAACACGATATGGCCCTGACCACTGAGCAGGAAGCCCGGCTGGGCAGGCTGCTGGACCTGGACGAGGACAAGTTCACCGCGCTCCTCGCCGCCGCCGAGACCACGCCGGAAGGCACCGAAGGCGCCACGGAGGACGAGCTGTCCGACGAGGAACTGCAGGCCCTCATCGACTCCCTCCCCGCCGAGGACGGCCCCGAGGATGAGGACGAGGGCGGCGAGGACGGGGAGCCGGCTGCGGAGGACAAGGTGCCTGCCACGGCCGGCGCGGCGTTCTCGTCGGAGCAGCAGGCCGCGATCGACCTGGCCAACGCCCGCGCCGAGCAGACCGAACTGGAACTGGCCCGGGTCACCTCCGCACTGGACGACGCGGCGTTCGAGAAGGAGCGCGGCCACCTGTCCCGCGAGTTCGGCATCCCGCCGCGGATCACCGACCTGGCCCGCCCGCTGCTGCGCGGGAACGGCCACGTCGTGGAACTGGCCAACGGCTCGTCCGTGGACGCCGGCGCGATCATGCGCAAGGTCTTCGCCGAGGTCGGCAAGACGGTCAAGATGCTGGACCTGTCCGGTGAGCTCGGCACCCCGCTGGACTTCAGCGCCGAGGCCGAGAAGGCCGCCGAGGACGCCGCCGTGGCCGAGCGGCAGGGCCTGGTCAACGAGATCGTGCACTCCGGCAAGTACGGCCTCTAGCCCATGGCGATCGGCGCCTACACCCTCGCCGCTGACGTGACGGTCCCCGCCGGCACGGCTGTCCCGGACGCCCTGAACGGCAACGGCTCCGCGTCCACCGACCCGGCGACCTGGACCCAGCTGCAGGACACCACGTTCCCCAAGGGCCAGCCCATCGTCCTGGACGACGGCGGGGAACTGTACACGGCGATCACCACCGTCAACGCGGACGCCCTGCTGCCTCTGTCCGCCGTCCAGGAAACAGGCGGCCAGGTCGGCACCAGCAACTAGCCCAGCCCCTCATCCCAAACCCCTGCCCGTCCGCCTGGCGGGCTTTTTTCATGCCCAAACCCGCAACAGGACGGTGAACGATGCCCGGCTCTCTGCCCCACGTCAAGCACGGCCCGGATAGCTACCAGGTCTCGGCGCAGGTACTCGGCGGCCAGCTGGTCGTCGCGGACGCCAGCCCGGCCACCACGGTCTCGGTCGCCGGCGCCGGTTCCAGCAGCCACGGCGCGCTCAACGTCCTCGGCGTGGCCGGGAACGACGCCGCGCCGATCCCCAACCAGGCCGGCGACACCACCGGCTACGGCCAGCCGCTAGTGGACATCAGCGTCCTGCCCGACTACGTCAGCGTCTACCACGGCGCCGACATGCACGTCACCTACGCCATCGACTGCGACTTCGGGACGCTCCTGAAGTCCGCCGCCAGCGGCAAGGTCACCCCCTGGGTCAGCGGCACCGACACCCTCGCGGAGACCATCATCGGCCGCTGCACCCAGCCCGGCGGCGTGGTCGTCGCCACCAACGTCGTGGGCCGAGCCCGCATCTTCGGCTGATGGCCAGCGGAGATGTGGTGCTTGCGGCCACCCACATCAATATCAATAGCGCCCCGGATGGCACCAGCGGGAATGTCTTGTCGTTCGTAAACCTCGCCGATCCGACTACTGATGATGGTGGCTACATCACGTGGTTGTACGGGGCCCTGAACTCTGACTACCAAGTCGCCGTAATGGTCAGGGTTACTTTCAGCGGCAGTCCGGCCACGTCAATTAGCCACCCACCCTTCGATCCGACGAAGTTCTACGACGTCACCATCAAGGAACACTGAGGACCATCGAGCGAGCTTTGGCATCCTCCCCGGGCCATGACCGAGGATTCCGGGCTGCTAGGCAGCCCGAGGTTCACGGTTCAACGGCCCGGCAACCCGGAAGCCTCCCCGCGCAGTCACGGCATGCCCTGCCGCGATGTTCTTAGCCGCATTCACGTCAGCATGATCCGTGTGCCCGCAGTGCTTACACAGGAACGCTTGGCTCTCGCGGTTCCCGGGTTCGCAGTGTCCGCAGGCATTGCAGGTCTGTGACGTGTAGGCGGGGTTGATCTTCTCAACTCGGCCAGGTGCCTTCTCTTCCAGCCGTTGCGCGAGCAAGCCCCAGCCGCTGGCGCGGATCTCACGGTTGAGTCCCGCCCTGGCGCTGGCGCGATTTGAGAGAAAGGCCCCTGGCCGAACAGGGTCGGGCCTGGGTGCCGACTTCCTGGTCATGTCTTCAACATGCAGATCCTCGATCCGGATCAGGTCGAACCGCCGGGCGATGTCCGTGCTCGTCTTCTCGGCCCAGTCTCTGCGGGCGCAACGATCGCGGGTTCGCAATCTTGCGAGGCGCAGACGGATTTTGGCTCGGCTGTTGGAGCCGCGCTTCGCGTGCTCCAGTCTGCGCTGAAGCCGGATATGCCGTCGCTGTCGTGCGGGACTCAGGCGCGGCGCGGTCAGCATTTCTCCCGTGGACAATGCCGCACTTATAGTCACGCCACGGTCTACGCCGACCACTTCCCCGGTTCCGGGACCCGGGACAGGGCTTGGGATCGCAGCGAACGCGACATGCCAGCGGCCAGCGCGATCCATCGTGATCCGGTAGGACCTCGCATCCGGAACGGCACGGCTCCAGCGGAACCGGACCCACCCGACCTTCGGGATACGGACCTCGCCGACATGGCGCGAGAGACGGCGGACGTCCCAGCAGCAGTGCCGCACGCTTCCGCGTGCGCCCACGATACGGAAGCCCTCGTTGCGCTTGGCCTTTCTCCATGACGGCTTGCCGCACGAACCGCCATAGAACATGTCCATGCTCTGGCCGTAGTCCCGCAGTGCTTGCTGCTGCACCATGGCGCTCCCGGCAGCAAGCCACGGCTCGGCCGCTCTCGCCTCGGTGAGCTGCCGGCTTCGCTCCGCCCAGCCGGGTACGGGGCCCCTGCCCGGGCGCCACCACGTCTGCTGCTCGACGCACAGGTTCCACACGAACCGGGCATGCGCGCAGTGCTCTCGGAGGATCGCCTCCTGAGCAGGCGTCGGGCAGAGGCGGAACCGGCTCACTCGCCAGCCTCGTCCTGATCTAGCCCGCGCTCCAGCAGCCACAAAACCTCGCTGTTCAGCGAGCGCCGATCCCGCCCAGCAGCGGCCTGAAGCCGCGCTAGCAACTCGTCCGGCACACGCAGCGAGATGTGCTTCGTCATGTACCCATCATACACCCTCCGTGGGTGCATGAGCGACCCAAAAAGGATGTGTACGCACCGTGCCCACACCCGCATATTCCAGCCTCGACGGCCCCCGGGTAACCGTTGACGCGCTCCTGAAGGACCCCCTGACCATCCCGGCCCTGATCTTGGACATGACCCAGAACGAGTTCATCGTCGACGCGGTCCTCCGTGCTGGCGGCATGGCCACCTCCGGTGCCGTGCGCTA